TGAATAAGGTCGGTCATACTAATCTCTCTCCAATAAACTCGTCGAAGTCACCGAACTTGTTGATCGCCTTGACAGCATCATCTCCGAGTTTCTCGAAGTATTTGATGTTGATCGTGTCCTTCTCCGGATCGAACAAGTTGGCTTCCTTCCAAAGGTAACCCTTAGTACCCGTGACGGCGTACTCCTTGCCCTCGTGAACACGGAGAAGCGTTCCTCCACCACAGCCTTCCTCGACCGGCACGAACCGACCGATTCGACCAACGAACCGAAGGTCATCTCCAATACGAATATGGATAGACCCCTTCTGGACCTGCTTGGTCTCACACAGATCGTTAAACTCAACGTCTTCGCCGCTGAACAGATTCTTGAAGACGTATGGGTGCTGGAACTGAGCACCAGTAGCCTTCCAGCAATCGATCAGACAATTGGCCTTACGAGCGATGTAGACGGCGTCGTTGACCAGAGCGAGACGATCGTACGTGTCCTCATGCTCAAAGTCATAGCCGTACTTCTCGCCAAACTTAGAGACTTCATCGATGATGAACTTGTCTGCGTTAGCGATCTTGATTGAGTCGGTCTTAATATGCGCGACAGTGTAGCCCAGCGCCTTAACGTGATCCTTCAAATCGATCATGAAGAGTGCGCCACGCTTGGCTACAATGTTGTCCTTGTTGCGAGGATCTCTGAATGGATTATCAAATTTCGCCGACGTCAAGCCGTAGACGATGTTGATAACAATCTTCAGTGCGTATGCCAGATCCTTTGCGTCCTTCTCTTCCTTCAAATATGGCGCAAGCCTGCCACCCAACATCTCTCGGGCCTCGCTATAACGACCGTTCTTGATTGCCAGACGTGCTTTAAGCAGGTCGTTGAAATTCCCGGTGTACGGTCCGAAGTAGTTGAGCTGAACGAGAGACGTTGGATGCATGGAAGCAACATCGAGTAGCGCGACATCGTTGTAAATCCCAGGTTCTGCATAAACGTATCCACCTTCACCCGGGTCCTCGCCCTTGTATTCGGACTTTCCGAAGTTATACTTGTACCCGGGGAATTCGGTTGCGAGATCCGTGTAAACGAAACTCTTCTGTGGATGCTTGTCGTTCCCAAATATAATCTTCGCTGTGTGCTTTTGGGTCGGATCATTCACAGTCAAACCACTAAGTTCTGCCAGAATCTGCCGCGCGGTAAAATCACCCTTGCGCGCCTCGAACACCTTCTCAGTGGCTTCAACGTCATTCACACAGTACTCAACGACCTTCGGCCACATCTCCTCAGGAACAGGCTCATCCCAAGGAATATCCAGCTCCATATGCTTGATACCAAGCATAATCTCAAATTTCTTGAGACTCTCCTTAACGGAGCTGAAGTCCCAAATATCCGTATAGGACAGATGATAGGCCTCCCCGAATGCTGCATTTCGATCGTTGTCGACAATCATTTTCTGCGACAGGTTGTATAGTTGCTTGTTGTCGTAGCCCATGAATCGAGCGTACAGAATATGATTGTCGTATCGTCTGCAGTTGAATCCGACTAGCTTGTAACCAAATAGGGATTCAACGTCCTGGGCACTCGGGTTGATCATTCGAGTAACAACATCACTGCCTTGATACTTCCAGCACACTACAAACAGGTTTGGATAGACCTCCACGTCGAAGAAGACGAGTCGATCATCCTTGACCTTGTATTCCGTTTTAGGCTGAACCACATCCGGCGAGACAAACTTCATCTTCTGAACGATCTTCAAACACTCCATGGCCTTGTTGCTGCTGTTAGCAGCGAAGGACATGATCCGAGGTTGCAAGTCTCTGATGTCATAAACTAGACCATCAGAATATGCATCCTCGAGAATCTTGTAGATGAAGTCAATAGAAGGCTTAGTTCCGGCGTGGATCTCCTTCCGCAAATTCTTCTCGATCAAGGCACGAAGGCCCTTCTCGGATTGAATAACGTTCGGATGGAGCACCGGCTTCTTCTCTCGTTTGGGTAACCCTGAATTTATCGTCGCAATCGGCACACGATTGCACTTCGACAGTCTCCTCCGCAACGCGGCATTTCCCCGGTAGGCTTTGACTTCAATGCCGTCGCTGTATACTGGAGAGAGTTCCTCGACATCTCCATCATAGAGGTAATGCAGATGGACCCCGGAACCGGACTTGGAGAGCTCTCCGTAGGTTGCAGGCCAGACAGAAGCTGCTTCAAGGTTTCGTTCAAGGGATTTCTTTCCATTGTCACCCTTCAGATCGAAATCGATCACAATATGGTTCTCGGGGACCTTGACGAAGTGCAGCTTAGAGGTATCGATGCTCTTCAGTGTTGTCTTAACACGCGACCAGGTAGACTTAGGGGTGCCGGCCTCTGTCGCATACTGAGCAGGGAGATCCTCGTACTCTTCGTCAAATATAGAAGTGGTCTCGTCCAACACTAAAGAGAACGTGTTGGCTTCCTTAGCTGGCTGCTTAAACGGATGAGCCGAAAAACCCGAATAGTAGGATCGCACAGTATGACCGTCAACTTCGGCCCGGTCCTTGAATTCAGTAAAGTAGTTGCGAAGCTCCTCCCGTACCTTGTACTGAGGTTGGACACGCTCGATTCCAGTATCGGCACAGAACTCCTTATACAGTTGGTAGGCCTGCTTGAGGGTGGTGCCATCTTGCGACTTGAAAATATCGTAGTTCGCCTCGATGAAGTTGAAGAACACATCGGTCTGCAACATCATCTCGAGGGGGCGGTAGCCATTGTAGTAGTTCTTACCCATCTGCCTGTAAATCTCAAGGCAGTGGTTGGCAATGGCGCCTAACTCAAAATCAATTTTCCCGATCAGCGTGTGGTAGTGGTTCACTGGAATCTTCACGCCAGTAGGGTGGACGTCGATCAGGCGTCGAATAATGCCAGATTTCGCATCCGAGATCTTTACAGGCTGGTTCGTACCCATGAACAAGAAAGCGTTCACCCGAGCTGTGTACGAAGGTTTGTACTTCTCGTTCATCGTCATGTCTTCGTGGGAGATGATCGAGTTGAGCTTGGTGTTGTCGTCGATCTTGCTCAGATCCCCATCGTGCTGAATCGCTACAAGCGGGTTGCCCTTGAACACTTCCGTGGCGAACGCATTTGAACTCGACCCCAGGGCCTTGGCTTCGAACGAGGTCGTGTATCCAACGAAGAGCTTCTGGATGATATCCAGCACAGTCGACTTGCCAGTACCTGCCGGTCCATACAATACGAGGAACTTCTGAATCTTCTTGCTGTCCCCCGAAACTACTGCTCCGATGGCCCATTCGATTTTCGCCCGCTCTTCCTTAGAATATAGAACGCCCATTAGCTCGTCCCAGGCTGAAATATCCCCCGGGGCAAGAGAGTAAGGCAGCTTTCTACTTACGTAGTCGGACTTCTTAGTCTCCTGATTCGCGAACGTAAGCTTGTCATCCAACTGATGACTGTTGTCACTGACCTGACTTACAAAGTTGCGAAATTTGTTCCAGGTGTTGCTATCAAACGAGCGGAGGTACTTAACGTTGCACGAAAGACCTTCGGCCTTCTTTTTGTCGGCGAAAGCACGCAATTCTTCATCCACCAGACGCTGCACATCGTACTCGTCTGTGGACCACAGGCCTGCTTGCTCATCCCAGATTGCGTAGAACGATCTCGCTCGAATCATCAAATCTTGTGATCGTCCAACAATCCAGTCTGGAAAAATCTCCAGAACGCCGTTCTTAGACTCTTTCGTGCCTACCATATAAAAATCGATTGCTCTCACCTCCTCTCGTGCTAATCTAATTCTAACTCTACTAAATATGCGTTCAGCTGAGCCCAAATCTCAACGTCACGCTGATCTCGTCTTGGATGCTTTAGAGGGAAAAGACCCCCAGAGCCATCCCTTGAAAATGTGCGCCATATAATTCTGTCAAGCACCTCGTCTACCTTAGATTTTGGAAACCTTTGGCGATCGGAGATATCAAGTCCTAAGTTATCAATTAGATGCCAAAACCAATCGCGAGGCTCTCCCTCACCTTGGAAAGAGAGCCGTCGCGAAAGGGCAATTAACATCTCTAGAAACGAACAATCTTCGTCCATCCAATGCGGATCGACGTCGTCATCATTAAGTTTTAAGGTCTCGATAAACTCTTCTCGCAGGAATTTGCCGTCTTCCGCACGATTATCATCGTTCGGAATAAGCCAGAAATATTCCTTGGTATACAAGTGATGCGCCAGATGCCAATAGGTTCGGTCTGGGTTAGCTACCTTTGGATCCGCAATGAACTCGTATAACCAATTGAGATAGAGTTCGTCAAGGGTTCCGTTCACTCATCTGCTCTCCAGCTTCGCCGGTCCGGACGACGACGAGCGTGCGAGAGATTCGTCTCAGGGTCTGTGCCAAAGACCTGCTTCTGGTAAGACCCCTTGTCTCGCACAATCTCGAAGTCCATGTCGATCTTGTCGTTGCGAATATACACAACGTTTGGATCTCCCGAACCGTCGCCAAACCGATTGAGGTTGTCATCCCCAACTGTGTATTCGGTGTTGTCAACAGGCGTATCCTGTGAGTCCACCAGAGTGTCGTCCATCTCGTAGTAGGTCATAGTCGTCTGCTCATGACCGGGCTCGTTCTCATTGAACTCTTCGAATGAGATGGCGTACGGAACACCAGGATTCAATTCCCGATCAGCAAGTTCCGCATTGTAATCCCAATCGCGCGGATCGTCTTTCGCCTGGATGAAGACGTTCTTCGTGACATTCACTTCCTCCACGACAACATCCACAGGTGGCCGAGGGTCGACAATCGTGTCCGGCTTGTCGTACGGGACCATCTTCTCGCGTCCCTGATACGACTGTACCGCCTCAACGACCGAATCCGGCACCAGAGCCTTTACCGCGGACTCGGGAGACTCGAACTCTCCCTCCTTCGCAACGCGACGGTGGTATTCCTTTGCCGCAGCGATCTGCTCAGTAAGCTCCTCGTCGAAACGAGCGGTCAGATACTTCTGCGTGATTTTATAGGAGACAAAGCCTCCGATAGCAGCCCCGACTAGCAGAACACCCGCCAACACAAAAGGGTTGTTCTTTGTTACGGTGACGACGCGTTCTACCGTGTTTTCAACGGTGTCCACCGCAGATCCGACCGTGTCGACTGCATCCTCTACGAGATTGACAACGCCCTCGCTTGCACGAATCGTGAGGGCGTCGTTGTTAAGGATCTCTTTCTTAGCCATAATTCTCCCGATCAGATAAGGTCGTAGACAACGCCGTCGACGTTGAAATCAAGCCAGATTGCGCCCTCACGACCAGCCATGAAGTCGTTGAAGCGGTCCGGATTGTCGAAGATACCGAAGTCGATGAAGTTGTCACCACCGCGCTTGTTGTTCTTCACCCAGCCGACGATCTGACCGGCGGACGTAGGTTCGAAGCCGAGGTCCTTGTACACATCGTTCAGGAACACGACGCCCTTAGCATTCAGCTGATCATTCGCCCACTGCTGCTTAGCCCGAAGATAGTGCAAGTTGTAGTCGGGCTGCGGAGACCACTCGTAAGTGGTGTCTTTGGCGAACAGCTTAGAATATGGCGATCGCCCACGAGACTCGTCAATCGTCGACACAATAGTGCCGTCCTCGTTGATGATCTCTCTGGAGGCAACGCCATTTACCAGCTTCTTGTCGACCTCTGCACCGTACAGTTCCGTGACTCGACCGCGGTACTCCTTGAAGGAACGGTCCAGAGTAGCATAAGCAGCAACCGCGCTGGCGTAACGACGGTTCAGAATGACGTGCGAACCGGTCAGGGCGCCAACAGACAGCACACCAGTAGCAACACAAGGCGCATACAGGCGTGCCACGTCCTTGACGAACACGATCTTGAGAGCGGCAGATTCCTTCTTGTACTTCTTGTCCGCCGCGTCAACATCCGTCAGTCGATCGATCTGGTGCTCGTCGTCAAGTGCAAACTGTCGCTTCTCGTTCTCTTCGAGAATCTCATTCAGCTTGAGAGTCGCCCTACTAGCCAGGACGACGGTCGCGCCGAAGCCGACCACACCGGCCACGAAAAGGATGGAAGGAGAGTGCTTCTGCGTCCTGAGAAGCGTCAGTCCTGCCTTAGATGTTGCAGCGTTCTTCACCACTGCGAGCTTATTACCGATGCTCATGATTCTCCTTCAGAGAGTTGAATATGTGTTGGGTTCACTTGATCTTGCCTTGTCCCTTGAGGCGAATATAGATGGCGTGCACTTGTGCATCAGACATCTTGTTCACCTTCTGAACCCAGGGGCTTTTCTTCTTGTCGGATACCGGGGGATATGCCTCTAGGATTGCGCGACGTTCTTCCGCAGAATTAGCCATCAGTCAAGAGGCTCAGGCGGTGGAAGCTTAATCAAATATCCTCCTCGAACATGCTGAACGCCAGAACCGCGAAGGTCGGTCCAACCGTACTTATTGTCGGTGTAGTTGCTTGACACACCACACATCTCGTAGAAGTCAGCAACGCTAACACTGTCGTACTTATCAATCCAGGCGTCCATACGGTCGAGCACTTCCTCGGCCTCTACACGCTTGTCGAGAACAATCTCGTCAAAGTTGTGTAAGCTCCGAGACCGTCTGCTCAACTCGCGGCGGGGCTCGTCCCGGTATCCCGGCCTACCACGACTAGAAGAAATGCTGTGATAGTCCGTTCGACCCGGGAGCCCTCGAGAACGTCCTCGGTGACGATGCGAGGAGTCACCAAAGATCGCTCTCTCGACACCACCCGTTAAAGCGTCTGCAATCATGTCACGTGCCGCTGGAATGAGAACTTCTCCGAGCATGTAACCCCAGACACTCTGAGCGTCGCCACCGATGAGGTTCTGCGTCATGCGACGCCCAAGCGGGATCTTACGACGAACGACCTCGCCCTGGACGACGCGCTCTACCTTAGGCTCTTCTCGTGACCTTTCCGGTCGCTTGCTATTGCTGGGGAAATTATCCATGAATCCTCTTCCGAAGAATATGATTGTTACGGGGTGGAAGACTCAGGCGTATCCTGCTCAGCCTTCATCGACTCTTCGATCTTCTTGATCGCCGTTCGGAGCTCGTGAATATCGTTCTTCCACTCCTGAATCTTCTCGTCGACATAGGTTCCACTACTTCTGGCGACCATGTCAGAGACCACGTATGTGCCCACTAGAGTCTTGACCTTATGAATCTTGGTCACAGGCTCCGGAAGGACGCTGGTGATTACACCGGCGATGACAAACTTCACCGAGCTTTTCACCACAGCCTTTGCAAGACCCTTGGCGGTGAAGGTCTTCTCAGCAATTTCCTCTGAGTCGACGTTCTCGGTGTTCTCAGTGTCCATAATGTCAGTCATGTGCATCCTTAATATTTGGGTGGGCGAAAGTGAGACCACATGTAATTGCTTACATCAGCGTGAACCTGCTGGGGTATGGGTCTCATTATACGGCGTGTTTTTTACGCGAGACCATGCCCGACTACAGGAAGATCGGCCTTCTGCTCCTGGGAGGCCTGCTTGCGCTGGAACGCCAGCTGGATCTGCTCAGGCGTGGCTCCCTGAAGTTCAATAACGGTGGGCGCACGACCCTCAGTGATCCAAGCCGGCTCCGACGAGGACGGCGCCTCAGTGATGGCCGGCTGCTCCGACTGGGGCTTGTCGAGCCCCTGCTTCTCGATCTCCTGCTGAATATCGGCCGGCATGATGCCCTTCATGAACTGAATGGCAAACTCAGAGTCGGTGGCAAGCTGAAGAAACAGCTCAGAATATGCCTCAGTCTGAAGGAAGTCGTCCGTGATCTCTTTGCTCTTGATGAAACGACGACCATCATCGGATCGACGACCCACCGTCTTGACGAGGATCTCCTTGAAGAGCTCAATCAGCTTGTCAACCTGCTTGGCAGCAACGATTTGCTTGACGTGCTCCTCGAGGCCGCCGTGGTGGCTGAACTGAATCTCGAGAGCCTCGGCCTTAGTGAGGTTGAAGTAGAAGTCCTCTTCAAGAGTGTTTCCGTCGACGTCATTGAACTTGATGGTCTTCTTAAGCATTCTGAGGCTCCTTGTTGTTGTCCTGAACGCGAACCTCGATGAAGCTCTCGTAGCAGTCTTTGTCGTTGATGTGGACTTTACTGGAACAGCCGGGAGGGAAGACCTCCACCTTAGTAACTGTGGTTCGATTACCGCCATCAATGATGACGTCGCCGGGCACTACTTCGATGATGCTTTTAATTGCCACGCAGAATTACTCCTTAAAATATGAAGTGGTCCAGTTTTTTAAATCTTCGAGAGTTCCGTTGTTTGAACACCAAATATCGAAGTCGTCGTGTCTGAGAGTGTTGTCGCTTGAGTGTGTATTCACAGCACTCACGCCAGCTCGTTCCACCCAAAGACTAATACCACCGAGTTCCTTGAATCGGACTAGCTCGTTCGGGTATCGAACGCCTGTAACGACGACACTCTGTCGATCGGCAAGTGCATCGGCTACTTCAACACAAACCAGATCGAGCCAAACGTCTTCTCCAAACATGTTTCGACCGACTTCAGTTCCGAGAGTCTGTAGAATACGTCGAACCTCTGGGTTCTTCTTGCTTTCGTCGTAGCCAACGTCCTTGTGCAGCTCGCTATAGCGAATCCAATATCCACCCGAGATTGCACTACATGGAATATATGGATCTATCGTAAGAAGCGCCCGCTCAAGTGGGTAACTCATGTACGTCTTGTACCAGCCAAGCTCTTGTACGAGAATGTTTGCTACAGCATCCTTGCCTGCAGTGGCGTATCCGCCAATCACTACTAGCTGAGGCTCCACTAAATCTCCTAAATATAACAGTGAAGGGGCGCATATAACACTCCGACTACGTGTTAACTGCTGTCTTTTATACTCGAGCGTTCCCACCTCGCTGAGGCCCCGCCTATTACGAGAACTGACCGTTCCGCGCAAATATACGCATGAAGCTGATGTCGTTAGTGAAACCTAGAGTAATCGCGGACCGGACCCGTCATGAAGTTGATCGCAACGCACGGCTGACCATCCTCGCTCAGGACAGCGTCGAAGTTGACGTCCATCAGCTTGTCTGACGTCCATCCCAACGTGTCCGAAACGGCGGTGTGAGCGAGACCGATGAGATCGTAGAAGTCCGAGATGCTTGCGTATCCGTGCGTGTTGATCTTGTAGTTGACTTCGTTCACGGCCTTGCGGATGGTCTCGATGTCGCTTCGGAAATATCGACCGGTGTACATCTCCATAAAGAGATGATCGCCGCCGCTGACCATGAGGATGTTGCCCTCGCTCGGAGGCATCTGCCGTACCCTATCCTGAGCGATCTCGTTGCGGATCTTATCATGCTCCTTCTCACCCATCTTCTCGATGACCTTCTCGCGGTACTCCGCATAGGCCTTCTCCGAGATAGTGTAAGCTGCAGCGAGAGCGGCTGCACGCTTCGTACCGATACGGTTGGCCATGATGATGGAGCCGACGGTCAGGCTGCCTGAGATCACTGGTGGAATATAAAGCTTCCAAGTCTCCTGAAAGTGCTCTTTCTTGGAGATCGGTCGGACCTCTCCGATAAGCGTAGCAGCAGGCCTTGCGTTCTCGTCCACATACTCGGCGTTTCGCTTCTCGATCTCGTTGCGGCGCCAGATCTCAGCCTTGGTGGCAGCCCTGTGCGTCAGGACGGCCGTACCAATTACGCCAGCAACACCCACGGCGGTCAGAAGCACTGGCGAATTGTCGATCGCCAACTTCTCCAGAACCTTAGCCTTACCTGACAGAGAAATCATTCAGAGCTCCAGACTTTAGTCAGAAATATAGACACCATGTAGGTGTCTAAAAAATGAGAGGAGGCGAATGCGGTCTGGGGTTACTATAACCAGTACGGCATTCTATCCTTTCGGATCTCCGTCTCATCATAGGGCGTGTTTTTTTCGCGAAAATTAGAACAAAAGAGTTTCGCAATTGTTTCGGCTTGTCTAAGGCTTACGGGGGCCTACGGACGTAGGCAGCGATCTCATCTTGCACTCCAAAGCAAGGGATGCTCTTTCTATATAGCATATGTAATTTACGCGAAATCGCTTCCATTTTGACCGGTCAGGCAAAGACTTAGAGTCTATGCTTTTTGGGCACAGACTCTAAGTCAGGGGAACCTACTCGGGGGTGGAGTCGTCGACGTAGTCGACGTCCAGGTCCGAGTCGCTCTTGCGGGCTCGGCGCGAGGCGACCACGAGGGTCGTGACGGCGCCGGCGGCGAACGCGGGCACGGTCGTCTTCAGCTGACGGCTGAGGAACGACTTGGTGCGCACGATGCGACCGGCGACCTTCTCGACCTCCGTGACCGACTCAGCGCGAAGCTGCTCAGCGATCGGAGTGGGGACGTTGGACGGTGTCGTCATAACAATTCCTTTCTCGGGGTTGGGTTCATTATACCCCTTGTTTTTTACGCGAATGTAGTGGGGGCACACGGGCTCGAACCGTGGACCCGATGATTAAAAGTCATCTGCTCTACCAACTGAGCTATACCCCCCGGACAGACCTAGAGCCCATGGGATATGGGCTCTAAGGCTCGAATGTTACAGCGGGTCGGTCAGGTGAAGAGTGCAACGACGCCGTACACGAAGAACAGCAGCATGGCGAGGATCCCGATGGGGATCAGTGCCAGCCACATGGCCGTCGTGAACAGGGTCCTGCCAGGGTTCTTCGACATTGATGTCTCCTTCTGTAGGGGTTCATTATACCCCTTGTTTTTCTCGCGAAGACCTAGAGCCTATGGTTACATAGACTCCGGTCTTGAGGGTTACTCCACGATCTCGGTGGGGGACTGGACGGGCTCGGCCTTCTTGAGCTTGTTGCCGTAGGCGATCAGACCACCCCAGAACGCAGCGGTGCCGACGATGCTGAAGATGTTGCTCCAGACGAGGGCGCGGTACTGGTTCCGGCGGTAGTGGATGACGTCCGGGCAGGTGTACTTGTAACGGGCCATAGCGGGGTCTCCTTGAGGTAGGGGATGATTCTCACTATACCCCGTGTTTTCTACGCGAGAACTAGACCCAATGAAGGGTCTAGAACTACTACTGTAGAGGTGGAACTAGATGGTCTTGCTGGGGTCAGCGTACTTCTTCCGGAGGTAGCGAGCGAACAGTGCGATGCTGGTGTACAAGGCGACCTTGAACATCACGAATGATGCGAGGTTCCTCATACCCCGGCGCTTGAGCTGGGCGAGCTCCTCCGGAGTGAGGTCGTTGATGTTCTGCATGGTGACATCTTGGGGTCTCATAATTCTCCTTGGGTAGGGTTCATTAGAGTCCTTGTTTTTTGCGCGACTTCCAGAAAAAAACCCACCGGGAATTTTTTGGTTTTGCAAAACCTAAAGCCCTTGTCGGGGCTTAGGTCTAGTCTTATCGGGGCTTGAGTGGGTCGTACGTCTTGCTCTTGCTACGCATCGTCTTGATGAACTCGTAGAGCTCGACTTCTTCAGCTTGCCAGAAGTCAATCTTCTTGCGGCTCTTGCTGAGTCGTCGAGTCTGGTCGTTCTCAAGGATGAGTGCAACGCGTTCGTAGATGTCCACAATTGTCCTTTCGGTTGGGATCTCATTAGAGCCCATGAAAAAGACGCGAATTCACTTCTATTTTGACGCTCTGGAGCAAAAGCTTAGAGCCCTTGTTGGGGGCTCCTCGCTTAGACCTTCTTCTCGATTTCCGAGAAGTGAGTCTCCGGCAGCTCTCCGTCGACGAACTTCCAGTAGGAGTGGAAGCCGGCGCCGCTCATGACGGTGCAGGTCACGTTGTTGTGAACGAGACGACCATCGGTGATGAGGTAGTTGGGTCCGAGTTCGGGGAATTCGGGTTCTACCTCGTACCGAAGGTGGTCGAGGTTCATGTGAACGGACTTGCCCCAGTCAATGAGCTCTTCGACGTTCTCCTTGGTGATTCGAACGGCTTTGGGCATAGGGGGCTCCTTCTTGATAGAGGGATGGTCATTAGAGGCCACGTTTTTCTCGCGAAGGAAAAAAACAGAGGCCATGTATCGCCGAAGACCAGAGGGCATGTAAACGGTTTTAATGTCTACATGCCCTCTGGAATCGGGAATTCCTAGTGGGGACTGCGTTAGCGGGATGCCTTACTCAGAAAGCTCGGGAGCTTGGTGGTGATCACGGCGCCTCGTTCGTATCCGATGACGAGCACAGCGATGAGGACGTTGCCACCGACGAGCAGGATCTGGTCCTTGCTGAAGCGGTTGGAGAGAAGTTTCTCTCTTTCCGTGTTCAGCTTGGTCCATTCTGTTGTCATGTTGGCATACTTCTCATCGAACGGATCGGTGTCGGACATGTTGGCGAGGACGCGGCTGATTTCCGTGTCAAGCTCTTCGACTCTCGGGTCAGGCTTTCGTCTGAACATAGGTCTCCTAACTTAGGGTGTTCTCATCATAGGAGATGTTTTTGTCGCGAGCCCCGCTACTTCGGCGAACCGATAGACTTCCTAGTACAGTCTGTTACTTCTTTAAGTGTTTGATTTTCAGGAAGCTTAGCACAATATGCCGCAGCCACAATCACGTCGTTGATTGACTGCACCGTACTATCTGAAGATTGCTTGTTGTGCTGATAACACTTTCCATTTACCTCAGTGCATGAGATAATTCGGTTGGTGTTGTTTCTAGTCTCGAAGGCTCCCCAAACACTGATGGTCATACCTGCCAGCATTATAAAAGAAACCAAAACAACAAACCAACGAGCAAACCGGTTAAGCTTTACAGTATCGGCAAGATCCCTCGCGGCATTAGAAAGCTCCCCTGCCTGAGCAGCTAGCCCAGCGAGGAGAGCGTCATTTCTTCGATCTACGGGGCGCTCCACCCTTTATCTCCTCTCGAAAGGACTCAGCTGTTACTTTAACCTCTTCGGAAAGCTTCTGCATTTGTTCGGATATAAGCAGAAGTCTTTCTACCGGGTTGGGCTCAAGCGCATCATGATGGGTGCGAAGGGGTTCACTACTGCGTCTGGTAAGTCTCATCCGGCACCCCTCTTCTTAACTTTCAATTCGACCCGAAGATCGTCTACCAGGTCTTTCATTTCCCCCATAACTTTGTTAGACTCACCCAGAGCTTCCTGAGCGCTAATCATAGATGGAATATACTTTTCCTGGATACTTAAGTTAAGGCGATTTACTTCAGCCGCATTAGCGTCTGCTCGTTCTCGTTCGCGCTTTAGAACCTGGTTACCAAAAGTAAGAAAAAGCGCTAAGATAGCTCCAGCAACACCAAGCTGTCCAAGACCCGTAAGAAGCTGGTCGCCGCCGTCGCTTGATGCTGCAAGAATCATCATGTCAACGCTCACAGATTTGGTTGACCTGAGGATTCTTAAGAGAAAGCAACGCTTCGCACACAGCCTCTCGTGTCTGTTGAGATGCACGAGCGCCAGCAGTTGAGTTAGGAACGATGTTCTTATCCCGATACTGCTGAATTTCAGAATCGTCGCATCTAGCTGGCTCAGACGAACCAATAGCCTTAGCTAGATCACAAAGAACGGCTCGCTGAATATAACTACGTATAACTCCGTCTCGCTGTGTTTCTTGAATGCGCTGGTTCTGCTGAAAGTTAACAAACATCATGATAAGCATTAAAAACATGATAAACGTTAGAATTTTATCATACCACTGAATTTTGGCTTTTTCGGCTACATGGCCGAGTTCACCATCCTGAAACGGCATGTAGCCTCCTTAGTAATAAACGCGACCGCCCTGGCGGATGGATGACTGCAGAGAGCTACCATGGCCTCTCTCTTGACGAGCATCTGTGGTTAACCCGTCGTCGCGATGACGTTGACGCATGGGTGGAGTCACAGCGCTTGTAACTTCTGGCCACATAAGAAACTTAACGCGTCCCGGTGTACATTTAGCAAACACCAACGGAGGAGTCATAGTCGGCTGGATCTCGTTTAGATCAAAGGATGCCGGTATAAACCCACCTTGTTGGCGGTGGTAGAATCCTTCAGCGCCGAACGGCGAAGGTGGGTTGAATTCAGAGCCAGTAAAATCAAGAGCGGGTCTTTCAGCCCATATCGTGAACGCTAAGTTTCTATACCCGTATATATCCGGTTCGGAGTCGAAAGCTCCGAGTTCAATCACAGAAGCCGGATCGACTTCAATATGTGTTGCGAAGGTGCCACCATACGGGTTTGTCCATGGGCTATAAACCGAACCCATATCGGGAAGCGTATGTAAGATAGGGCCTATATAATCTGTGACTACAGAATCCGGATCGAACTTGAAATTCGAATAAGGAGAGGATGGGGCAGCTGGATTGTTATAGAAAACATAGTCAACGCGAGACAGAAACATGCTTCCAGCAAATTGATTTGCTGTTGCTCCGTAGTTTCCGCCCGTAACTGCCGGTCTACTATCCCCTTGCGATTCCTCGTACGATATGGGTTTTACAGACTCCCACCCATAATTGTTAATGTTGTTAAATCCAGGAGTATCAAACTCTGGTAGAATTACAGCTCTATCGTAATGCCATTGCCGATAGGAGCCACCTTCCCATTCTTGAACATACCTATACTCGATAGCTCCCGGCGCCCACAATTCGGGCGGTAGTGCGTCTCCGTAATCGTCAGTTCTAGCTCCGAAAATATAGACGGGAGACGTCGCAGCAGCAGAGTAATAGACATCAAGAGAAGGTAGATTGTAAGTAATAATGTCTACAGTTGCAATGTATCCATGCGTCGAATAATACGAAGGCTGATACGTGCCGCCACCGTATACCGTGTTTACGCCCTCATAATAAATATGGCTTGGTCCGCTTGAGAGCATTAGCGCTCTATCTTGAATTTGACTCCAAGTATCGGGAGGTTGCATAGTATCTGGAGAATAGACGGGGAAACCGACTCTTATAAGACCGGATGATGGAATTTCCTGATACGATGCTATAGGGCCCAAATCAGCAATAGAAGAAGCAGGAGACCCATCGTACGTTTGTAAGACATTGACGTAATAGTATCCGTATCCGCCATCGCCTAGCTCAATATACAGCGTACCATGCGATCCCGAATCGACAGAAGGATATCCATACGCAAGGGTTACCCAGCCATCCTTTGGTGAGGAAGCATCGTCTATGTTGCCAGCTACTTGAAGGTAGAAACCCGCGTCATACTCGGCTGGAAAATCCATCTCGTACCACATAGAACCAACATACGGCGTCCACCAAAAATTGTCATCCGGATCCGTTGTAATGTTAGCGAGAATATACTCAAACGATTGGCCATTTTGAAGTTTGATTCGATTGGCAAAACTGTCGTTAACAGGATCTACTCCAGAACGCCAATTAAGATAGATCAAGCTGGGTAATTGATCATCCCACACGTGCACCTGAAGCCAATACCTGGTTCCCGCCGTCACTGGAAGAGCAACCGCTGCTGTATTAGCGTTCCACCAAACGCTTTCGCCTTCAATAATAAATGTTAAATCACTAAAAGACGGAAACCCAGTGTTTGAGCTATACACCCGCAATGCCGTTGTAACATCGTATTCTCTACTAACCAAATGCGATCTTGCTAAATCAAAACCAGCCACACCATCTACCGGAGCGACCCATGTGTACCAGGCTGTCGTGTAACCAGGATAAGATACAGATTCACCCGGTTCGACTGACAGATCCCCAGGCGCCCACGCGAGAGGGCCCAACGAACCCTTCGCCCCGGTAAGAGCTTGTGCGTTCGAAAGGCTATTGTTTGCCCACGTCACGACGTTCCTGTTACAGGAGTGGGAGTATCAGTTACGGGAGCACCCGGCGCCGACCAAGGCGGACCAAACACAGTCGGTGCACCTGGACGACTGCGATCAACGACCGTACTGCTACTTCTTAAAAGCGCTTCCTGACCATGCTGTTTACAAAAGTCAGTACCGTTTACCGTAGTCTCGGCCTCTACCTCATTGTTGTATAACAAACATGCTGGACACTTCATATGAATCTCCTATTAACTAGTACCCAACGGGGCGTTGCGCAGGTATCCGGCCATTCGAGTAGACGACTCACAGTACTCAGCTACGAACAAGAAAGGTGGACGAGAAGATTTCCAAGGCCATGACGTACCATCAAGCATCTTTCCAGTAAGCGGTCCATCCTTAGCCTCTTGACCGGGCCAATAACCAGCGCCCTGTTCGGAGGCACCATAAGCCTGGAGCATACCAGCTTTCTCTAACTTAGCTGCTTTGTCTGACCACACGTTCGCTGTGGTTAACGGATTACCAACCGTGTCTCGCATGAAGTTAGCAGTCACAGGTTTACTGAAGATAGCGACGCAGAACTTTTTAGCTCCGCTCAACACGCCATCGTGAGTAAACGCATCATCAATTGTGTGAACTGTTAATGAAGTAGCGCAGACGAAGATTGTCTCATTAATGGTCCCAATTTGACCCCCAGGGATGGGATAGCAAAGCCAGAAGCCACCCTGCAGGTTGTGCATCGGAATCTTACCGCCGCCAGCCTCGGAGTCCCAAGGAATGACTCGATCCTGACTGATCTTGGATGCACGCGTACTCTGCGTCTTACGCCGAGCTGGATCAAGAGTATTCTTGTTGCGATCACGAATAGCAGCAAGCGTCGTCATGTCATGCGCAAGGTAGGACAACTGAAGACTTACACTACCGCCAGGATTGACCGACGCTTGACTGATGTGTAACAGCAGACCGTCACCGCCGCCAGGCTGCGTGCCGGGTCGATAGAAGAACTTCACGAAGATGTTCTGACCGGCGCGCATCTCCCACCGAGATCCATTCTCAGGGTCCATTGTAACCGTGGCAGACCCAACCCATAAGGGATCATTGTTCTGCCTCGGCTTAATTTCGCGGCGAGCATAACCGATGCCCTCTGCTTTAGATGCCTGACCATACTCTTCGAGTCGACCAATTGCCAGCACCGAACGATCGTAATGCGGATTAGGACCGATACGAGAGCCATCAGCACGCTCTAGATACTGAACGTTCTGCGTGATAGCCGCCAACGGAGAAATATGCGCACCAGCAAGAGAAGCGAAGTTTCCACCGACCCCGAAGACAGTAGACCAAGTCTGACCGCCGACAATACCATCAATTGTAATGCCGGATCGCTTTTGAACGTCTCGTACTTCATCTTCGTCTCTGGCGTCGTACGTATCTCCGGAGTACATCTTGTAACCACGCGTACGCATCTCGTCAGCGAATTCGTCGAAACCGGTATGACTGCCACCTGGCGTAAACACCTGTCCAACAGCTAAAGGATACGGCGGAGGAATCTCGATACGAATACCCGGATACCTGGCGTTGAACCAGGACTCACCGTTGGGTCCGATACCGCTACCCCAAACCATACCGATCATCTGCTGGAAATCATTAGTGAGTTGCAAGTCCAAACCAGGATGACCCATAGCCATGGTCCAATGATGGGTCGTTTTATCTTTGAGATGAACGTATGGCCGTCGTCCAGGAAGATTAGTGATGGTCCACTGATTAACAGTGTCTGAAGTGAACGCAGTGCTGAGCAAATCCTGTACGCCCTGCGTTAATCTCGCGCCGCCCGAGCCGCGAATATTGGTAGCAATGCCAGTATGCGGACGATTACATGCTGCATAATGCCGAGATACGGCACCATCCATAATATCAGCAATGGCTTTGCCAACGTCTCTATGCTGTGGGTACAGTTCCTGAATATAAGGGGTGTGGTCTGCCTGATACAGCGTACCGATAATTTCGAGAGTTAGCCCCGCACCTTTTCCACTGTAACTATGCGTTACAGTAAGACCCTCGAAGAGTACTTTCTTGGTTCCATTGGGCCTAACTAAATAAATCGTTACGTCCTTACCGGCTGCCGTCCAATAGAGCTCGCCAACGTTTGGTCGTTCCCACCACGAGATTTGTGGAAAGGACACCGAGGTAGCAGCGTCGCCATTCGGTTCGTTACTAGTCCAGGCGCCCATCTCAGAAGGATGCCCACGGAAATATGTTACGTCCTTGCCACCAATGATCATCTGGATAGTGCCCCAGACCTCATGGATGCTATCATACGGTACCCAGTCAATAGGCTGCTTAAATCGGCCAAACTTAGTAGGACGATTAAAGAGAAGCGACTCACGAACCAATGGCTCTTTAGTTACAGCCCAAGTCTGTGTGGTATTGATGTTTACAATTGGTTCGTTACTCTCGTTCGTGTAAACAGGAACGAGAATACCGTACTCGTCGTAATACAGAACTGTGCCAACAGGATATGGACTGTTACTGTTTGGATCAATCTGAGTTCCATCAGCGACAATGGCCCCAACCGGAACGCCCGTGTCTACAGAGGTGACTACTGACCCAGCAATAGAATATGTAACATCTACTAGAGCCATTATACATCCTCTCTGTATACTAGGTAGCCATCCGCACCATCAATGGTTGGATACGTCAGCGTTACGGTGTTTTCCGTCGTCAACGTAACGTCGACGGTCGGTGAAGGCGCGGTTGCTTGGGCGTAGCTACCTTTCCAAGCGGCATAACTGTATCGATATGTCCCGGCTGGGAGGTGCCCATCGGATGTCGTAGACGCTACAGCTACTGGCGCTACTGTAGGATCCAGAAGACCTTCAAAGTCTACTGGAGGAACCGGTGCTGGGTGTTCCGGATCCATAACACCGGTAAGTTCAACCAAGATTTGAACAGCGCCGTCTTCTTCAGAAAGCGGTTCTAAATCAACTAAAATATAGCCAGATGCAGAAACATTAACTGGAGAATCACCAGTAGTCCTGGATCCGGTTCGAGCGGTCGATGAAGAAGCCGAAGTAGCAGGCGCCGTTCCCGTAACACGCGTAGGGGTTACTGTTCTCGCAACCGAAGAAGAAGACACAGCAACGGGTGCGCTGCCGGTAACCGGCGGAACTTCAGTAACAGAGAAGGAAGAGAACCGAGCTGCACCACCGTAATCTCGAATGCCGTGTTTTGTATTTGTGGCAAACGTAGAATCTGTACGAGAATATACATCGACGCCGTTCTTTTTCACCGTGATTGTATTAGCTCGTAATTGAACGGTCTGCACGTCGCCCGGAGACCAAGAAACGCCAATGGTGTCAATTAATACCGGTCCTCCACCATTATTTCGGTAGAGATAGCTCGTGCCACTATCGCATTCAGTAAACCACAAATGAGTAGCGTCAGAAGCCCGGAAAGTAATGCCACCACCAGAACTGAGTGTGCCGTCCAACGTAACAGAAATAGAACAATCGTGAAGCGTTGAGTCAATTACTGCATACGATTGAGTGCCGGAAGAAGAGAAATATGCTTTTCCTCCAATGATACCCGCCGTACCATTGAGAACTTCCCATGTTTGTCCAGTGTCTGCAACCCCCAATACAGAAGGGTTATCAGCTCTTGCGTATGCGTCGCTGACCGCGGTTCCTGGAGGAGCAAAACCATATAACTCGAAAGGCATTTTATAAGTGGTGCCGTCCACAGCGAATGCGGCTGAGGAACTTGATCTGGTGAGAACATTTGCGTTTGTAGCAAGTACACCAGAATTTGTTGGCGCGCTCGAACAAACGAGGTCGCAATCTCCTGTAATACAATAAGTAACTCCAGCCAGAAGTGTAACTGGAGATTCAAACTCAACCGTAACAGGATGTACACCCGATCCGGGATTTGTGGTAGAAAGACCGCTCCCAAGCCAAGGAATAGTTGTTGATCCAAGTAGATTCGGAGCAACGCCAATTCTTGTCCCTACAGGGATTCCCCCATCAAAAGGTGTTGTGAAGAGGGTGCAGCCTGTTACTTCCATGTCTGTGCTTAATGTAAATGAGGCGGCCATACGTAATGCTAAATGTGCTTGTGACCCCCCAATAACTGCGGCTGCACGCACGCTACCCAACATCTGTTATACTCCTCAAATATGGGGGAATTACTTAAGCACCAGCGTATGGGCCAACAGAGATGCTCAGAACAATAACCGCCTGACCGGAAGGACTTTGCGTGGTGGAAAGGGTGTTACCTCGCTTATATACACCACCAGTCAAAGCGCTCCAACCGCCCCAATGAGTGTATGATCCAGCAGGAACATCAAAAACCACCTCATTAGACCAAGCCACACCAACCGTAGCTGGCTGTAAGATAGCGCCTAGAGGTCCTACTGCGCCCGCCGCGTTAAATACAGGAGCTTTGCGTGCGTATAGAGGAGAACCGCCGGAAGCCTCGTTTGCACCGGTAGTTCCAGGGCTTGCCGTGTGTAATGATAAAGCATTAATCTGACCTGCAGAGCGATCTGCCTCTGCGTTTAGCTCGGCGTCTGTGATTAGGGTAGTCATTCTATCTCCTTAAACTGGTAATCTAATTGCAACAGTACCTGCGGGTAAAACAGGCCTGAGACCCGCAGTAATAATGTAAGGATTAAGAAGGCCATAACCCAAGAACACACCATCTACAAGAGAATCATACATGGTGTATCCTACTACGTTACCCCAATCAATAAGAGCCAGAGGGAAACTAATAGACACATCATTTACCATCATCCGAGAACCTACACCGGATGATACCCACGAAGTGTCGTCCGCGAGGACTTCAACTCGCAGGTATTCATCCGGTGTAGGCGCTACTAGTCCCGTTCCATTATCATCACTGGGCAACTCAAGAGTCAGGCCGAAGAAATAACTACTAGGGAGTACACTAACATCTCTAGTGACTACTGCTTTGACGATCATGTCGGCAAAGGCGTCACTAACTCGTCCACCGGCCATTTTAGAACCCACTAACTCTATTATGCGGAACTACAAAATGAACAATTTGTGTATTAAGCTGGAGAAACTTGACGTCTAATACGCCAGCTTCTCCAAGAGCCCAGTCGGCCTTCTCGCACTGCCACGTTCCACCAAGCCCATCGAACTGCCACACCAGCATGTATCTAAACTGAGTCATAGCGTCGATAACTTCCTGCACGTCGTCCTGCAGGTTGTCTAGATCGGAAATAACGTGAACAGAGATGTTTCCGCTTCGACTGCCTTCGACAATACTTGATGGATACCTACCCTTAACCTGTGGGCTTTCTGACGTAACTCGTGTTTGGCCAGTCTCTCCTGTGCTAAAAGTTCCATCCGGAAGATATAAACGACCGGACTCGGACAGCTGAAGATCGTCGAGACCCAACGAAGTCCTGGATACTACAATTGACCTACTCATGAGATCCTCTCCAATTGCGGTGAATCTCCACCCTCAGCTAAACTTAACATTCTATTTGTTGCCCGAGCACGACGAAGCAAGCTGTCGCCATCCTGAATTGTCCCGATGTGGAACTGAACCGGACGAGGAGCAACAGGAGCAGAATCAGTAGTAGACTTAGCAGCAACAGTTGCCGCCAAAGTTTTGACATCTCTCTGCATCTGCAAAGAATTAGCAACACTAGCTGTCTGGTTTGCATTGTACCCAACAGACGCAACCTGAGCCTGGGAAACCGTTGCATCGACAGCTACCGGCTTCATAGCCAGCAGATCCGAAATATAACCAGAATCTTTCTTCACACCGCTCAAATCAAATACCGGAGTAATAGTTGGAGTCATATCGAGATTTTCTGCCGTAAGGCTGGACAACGTTTCCAGACTTCCTCGAAGGGATCTCACCGCTGTCTCACCAATGTTATTCGCAGAATTACCAACAACTCCGTGGCCGTTGTCTAAGCCGAGAGCCAAACCTAATGCTGAATAGTGCCCAAGCTCTTGGAATACCTTAGAGGGAGAATTGACGCCCAGCCAATGTGCTACCGATCCAGCAGCGTGCTTTGCCAGGTCTTTGCCCGCCCCAACAACCTTCTTGCCGGCGCCGACAATACCCTTGACCATACCTTCTGCCAGTGCGATACCAATGTTTACACCAGCTTCTCCAAGCGCCTCACTATTGTTCTGAATAGCATCAGCAAGACCGTTCAAGAAAGCAATAATAAGCTTAAAGGCCGCATCAATAATATCGGGAAGCTTCTCGGCAAGTGCTGTCGTGAAGTTAACGATAATATCGGCAACAATTTCTGTAATCTCGCCAATATGATCTCTGATGGTCTTAAGGAAGTTCTGGATCATGGTGACGCCAGCTTCAAAGAACTCAGGGGCACGCCTAGTTACTTCCTGCACTAATGCGCTAAGGAACATACCAATGGTTTTAATGCCTTCAGGAACTAATGTCTGAAGCGCCTTAAGACCATCCATAGCAAGTTTCAGCAATGCCGCGACAATCTTGCTTGAGCCTTCGCTGACTACCTGAATAAAGGTGATAAAGGCAAAGCCTGCCTGGCGCGCAATTAGTGGAAGAATAGCCAGGAAGGTGACAATCCCCGCCGTAAGAACAGCAAACCCAGCAGTTCCAGATGCAGCCAAGACGACTAACGCGCCTGCGAAGGCCGCCATACCAAGACCAGCAAGGAACAATCCAGCTCCAAGAAGGGTAATACTCTTCGCGAAGAGCGCCATTACCACAATAACTGGTGTCAAAAGATACATGCCCGCAATAAGAATAGCTAATGCGCCGGCGAGTACTACAAGTCCATGACGAATCTCTTTCCAAGACATTTTTCCGAGCAAGGCAAGTGCCGGTGCAAGGACAGCAATTGCGCCAGCTACAGCAACCAGAGCAATTGCGCCCGGAAGAGCGCCTTCAACTGCAATAACAGATGCAACAAGTAAGACAAGAGATACGCCAAGAGTAACCAAACCCTTGGCAATTTCTTTCCATGACATCTTCCCAAGAAGCATAAGTGCGGGAGCGAGAATAGCAATCGCACCAGCGACAGCGATCATAGCTACGGCACCTGGCGCTGCGCCTTCTATAAGGTACGCTGCTCCAGCAAGAAGCCCCAAAGCAATGGCTAAAGTACCAAGGCCCTTGGCAAGATTCTCATACGGAATAACACCCAGAAGAAGAATGACAGGAAGTAAGACAGCAAGAGCCGAAGCCATAATAAGCATGGCGGCTGCGCCCTTGAGTGCGCCTTCCATGCCCTTTGCTGCAAGAACTAATCCACCTAGAAGCGCGGCGACAGAACCGAGGCCTCTTGCTAATTGCTCAGGTTTCATACTACCAAGGACCTTGACGGCTCCAGAAAGAATAAGAACGGCAGACGCCATTCCAACCATGGCGGTACCAAGAGCTAAGATTTTACCAGTTCCAGCTCCAGATTTCTCAGCAGAAACCATAACGATAGCCATAGTTGTAGCTAACTGCGCAAACATAACACCCATAGCAACTAATGCTGAAGTAAGTCTCTTGGGGTCTAGTTTAGTTAGAACAAACAAAGCAGCAGTAAGAATACCCAAAGAAATTGCAATCTTCATAAGAGTATCTGCTCGGACGTTGTTTTGCATAGTCTTAATACTGCTCGTTAACTGGCTGAACGTTCCAGAAATGGTCCCAACCATCTTTGTAGTCTGATTAAATAAACCAGAAAGATTCTTCATCAACCTTCGGAAGACCAAGAAAATGCTACCTACTAAAATAGCATCGAAAGCGGCCGTAAGAGTGTTAGCGTCTGCACCCTCGATCGCATTAACAAGTCCTGTAAAGAGCGCACTTATAAGTTCTATAGCACCCTTGCCAATAGCTACGGCGGCATTCTTAAGGAAACTTAAAGCCGCGACAATACCAACGACAAGACCCTCAATGAGGTTTCGTCCAAGGTCAGCAAACACCGTAGACGGCGAATGAATGCCAAAGAAGTCCTTAAAAGCATTAAGAAGACGCTTGCCTACATTGACGATAGAGTTTACGACATCAGATTCTTGGAGACCCTTGGTGAGGCCATCGATGAGCGGCTTACCAAGCTTTTCTCCCATGGCCTTAAAATTGGCAAAGACAGAAGAAAGATTCATGCTGTGCATCAGACTTGCGAAGCCGTTCCGAAGGTCATCAATAACCTTCAGAACCTTAGCAAGATTGCCCGAACCGAAGCGATCAAGGAATTGCTGACCCTGCAGTGTAGTACCAGAAAGATAATCGATTAATCCTGAAAGGAATACACTGACGGTTCCAGTAAACCGAGAAATAGCATTGGCTACCTTGGAGATAACGTTGGCAATGTCTCCAATGGCGCCGCCACTCTGCTTCGCCCGATCTGCTACACCACTGAAAAACCCTCCTATTTTGGCAAAGCCCTCGCTAAGTAGAGCGGCAAAGTCTCGATAGCGCCCAAGAATTCCAACAAACAGATCTTTGAAGGCGTTGCCCACCCCTTCGAGCCGTTTGTGGAATCCATCAAGATTTCCTGTAAGTAAGTCAGCGAAAGCCGCTGATACCTGTATTAAGATACCAATAATAGGCTTAAGAAGTTTGAGCGGCGAAAGAAACACAGCAAAGAACTTTTGAATCGCCTGAGTTTTGTCAAGCCACTTCTGAAGTGACGTAGCGAAATCTCCAAGTTTTGCTGTGATCTCAAGAATACTAGAAGCAGTACCGCCTGCTCCCGTAGTCAGGATACCGAAGATGCTAAAGACGCCCTTAGCTGTTTGTCCAAGAATTGTGGTAAAGATTTTGATAATGGAGAAGACGCCTCGGAACGTCCGATGTAAGTTCTCCATCGTATCTTTACCAAGACGTAGCCCCGCAGTAAAATCACGGAACTTTTCCGTCATGTCGAAAAGCTGCTGTGCTGTTGTTCGGGGAAACACTTCTCTGAAAGCCTTAGCGACGGGACCCAGAACATCCTTTAAGGCCCACCACGCATTTGTAATACCTTCGATAAGAACGGTTCGACCGCCGAACCCCTTCCAGGTTTGAAGAAGCGCATTTCGTGCTTTGCCGGACGGTAAAATAATTCCCTGAATGGCGTTTGAAAGTCCAGTGAATAATTGCGTTGACTCGCCCACGTCGCCGAACAGCAGTTCGAACGTCTTAGTAAACTGAGTTCCAACAGAAGCCTTCAGGGTGTCCATCATCATAGGCAAGCTGCGAACGTCCTGCGCCGCATGCTGAGCCTTTTGACCAAGAGCCGTCGTTGTGTCGCCATACTTATCAAGAACCTTGATAAGAGTGTTCGACTTAATAAACTGTTCCTGAAGACCTTCGGTGAACAGAGACTGAGCAGTAAACGTCTTTTTTGATCCAGGGATCGAATAAAGATTTTTACCAATCTTTTTAAGATCACCAGCAGCCATTGCTGCATTAATAAGCTCAGTCTTGAATCCCTTAGTGGCAATGTTAGCCAACTCAAGAGACTTAAAGTCGATTCGACTTAAGAATCCACCAGCAAGGCTCTGCGACAGGTTGTAATATGCAATACTTGCCTGCTCAGCACCCTGACCAGCTAACGCAGTGAGGTTACCAATACCCTTAATAGCCGGAACAGCAGTCTTCAGATCGATACCAGCATTGGTAAACTTGGCGAAAGCCGAAGTCATATCGGACATGCGGAAAATGGTATCATCAGCATAGTCATCAAGGACGTTGAAATACTTACCAACGACAGCACTACTTTTCCCAGTGCTGTTCATAACTGTCTGAACAGAAGTCAACTTAGCGTTGTAGTCCGAGAAACCCTGGCCAAGAGGACCAATAGTAAGAGATTTAGCAATATTAAGACCGGTGTTAACTGCTTTGTTAGCAAGTGTTGCAAGGGCAGTAACGCCAGCAACTTCCATCGCACCAAACTTAGCAGAAATTCCTTCAACGTTGTGACTAATATTTGAAAGATCTACTCTGCTGGCGGCAGTGTTTAGACTATTGAGACCCTGAACTGCTCCGCCGAAATTTAGCTTACTCTTGAGTTTGTCAAGCGTCGAGAGGGTGGTGGAAACACCGCGCTCAAAAGCGCCATTGTCAAACTTCATTTCAACTACGCGCTGGTCAACATTAGCCATTAGTCACCGCCCTCCAAACGTCAGCAGCAATTTGATCCATAACGGGTCGCATAGCTGGATTGATGTAGTCTCGACCGGCGACGTATCCTCCGGACCCAGTTGCATAGCCATACTGGAGCATCACTGCAACTGGAAATCCGTTCTCAACATCACTGTTGGTCCAAATAATACTGAAACCAGCTCGTGTTGATTTAACTGTATAATCCCATGAGCTAGCAGCCAAACCAGAGTCTCGTGGAGTAGCCGCAGATAAGGCCGCAACGCCTCGACTTCCAGCGGCATTTAAGATGCTTCTTACATCGAGCTTCTGCGCTCGACGAAGAAAGTCCTCTGTTTTCTGGGTGGAGCCACTACTTGAAACGCTAATCACGTACGGCTCCTCTCATCCACGAGTTCCGTATTGGGCCCTTCGCTGTTCGTTAAGTCTGTGTCGCTCAGCGGCAGCTTCTCTTCGATTCATCTTCTTGGACGGCGAGTTCTTTTCATTACACACTCTGACAAGCGTTAGCAAACGATTTAAATGCCAATATTGACACTCAAATGGAATAGTTAATGCCACCATCCAATAATAAATGAGTTCAGCTGTAATTGCTTCGCCGGTTCTTCGTGATGGACCGGTCTCTCGAAACCACGTCGCCGTCATCTTAGCGTTGATGTAGTTGTTGATTTCGGTGAAGTTGGTTTTTGTGAGTCTCTGGTAAACCTCTGGAGGAACGTTGGGGGTCAACGTCATGTCTTTAATATACCCCAAAATTTCTTCAGAGGTTTTCTCACTGGACCCTAAGAAGGGTTTCTCCCAGAAAGATTCCCATTTTGAAAGGGAGACCAGAGAGTGCTCAAGTTCTAACGTAAACTCTTCCGAATTAACGAATTCCTGAGTCTCTTCGTTATAAGACTCTTCGCCAATCGGCACAATAATAGTGAGCACTCTCTGGCCTCCGATCCAATTTTGATTAACTGAAGTTGATCGTCCAGTCGGTGTCGGACGTGTTGGTGAACCGGTAACCAGCAGCCGGAACAGCCGTAACGACCGTGTCCTCGGTGATCGGACCAAACGCACCAGCCGGAACAGTCACGCCATCCACCTGGTAGACAACACCAGCAACCGATGGAATTGTGATAATGTCCGTCGAGGCGTTGTACGACGGCGCCTGTGTGGCGACCGTAGTAATAGATCCGGTGAACATCGCAATTACCTCGTCCGGCAGAGGAAGCCTCGGGTCGGCACCAACGGTGCCATAAAGAGCATCCTCCAGAGCCGCCATGTTGGTCGGATCTTCCTTAGTGCTGTCGATCGTAACCAGAGCCGTGGGCTTGTAACCCGTAACAGCCACCGGAGTGGTCGTCAGCTCCCAGCTAAAGGCAAGAGCCTCCGGCGAGTCGTTGATCGTGGTGTACGCCCGCTCCGAGGGAGCAGCCTGGCATCCGTACACCAGGTGAAGCTTGTAGCCCAGATCGGCACCGGAAACGTCGTTACCGATACGAGTCCGATACGACAGGCCGAACATGCGACGATTCTGCTGTCCGAGAACAACACCCGCACTGACGAGAACCGAACCGTCGAACTGAGCAAACTCCACCGGATACGTGAAGGCCTCAATCGTCGCGCCGAACTCCTCGGCAGAGATGAGGTTCAGGTACTTAACGTTGTCTGCGAACTGAGGGTTGGACTCGGCGCCAGAAGGCGTCTCAGTAACGGTCGTGAGACCGTTCCAAGCAACACCCGAATCATAGACACCCAGTTCCGTTGGAATGTAAAGGACACCGTGATCGACGCCGGTCTCGTAGAACCGCTCACCGACCTTGTCCCAATCGAGACGAGTCATGCTACTTCCCTTCAGAAGTAAAGTGTGAAGACGTAATGGTTAACATTTCCAGCCGGAAAGGACCTGTCATGCGTGCACATAGGCAACGCAGCGATCTTTTCTGGAATATCGCTATCTGGATTAAGATCAATGTACGTAACCTGATAGCGCCTGGTTAAACGATATGGGTGATTACCAGCGAACAATGTCTGTGAAGAATCCCATTGATACGTGATGCAGGGAAACTCCATTTGCACATTGGCGGGCGGCTGGAAATATACACGGGAATGATCTGCGGGATCATCTTCTGTTCCAAGAATATGAACTAGAAGATCATGAAGCTGCAGCCTTTGGCCCATTGTATACACCTCCAAGCCTAAGGGTGAGGCGGGGACTCTCTACGACGACATCATCGACGATCCAGAGAGCCCCCGCCCACTCAACGTAGCGAATGGCAAAGAAATGTTCGTTGGCATATGCGTCGGCAACAATACTAATAGAGTTGCCTACAGTCAGATCGTTGTTGACTTTCTCGGCTTCTCGAACGCCGCGAGAGTTTCGAATGACATTGCCGAAGTAGGGCTTCTCGACAATGACGTCCTCCCACACCCCCGGCGACGTCTGCGTCGAAATGCCATAACCGATCTTGCCGAAGAACTTTGCCATGCTAAATCCTGCCTGTTAGCTGGTGTACGCGAAGACCCAGTCGTTATCCGAACCATGCGCGAACGAGTAACCAGTACTCGGGCGAGCCTCCACATCGGTGGTGCGCGTGATAACCGTGTCACCCGAAGACAGCAGAACGTCGTTCGTCGGGTCAGTGACGTCGTAGTACTGAACACCCGTCACGGTCGGGATCGTGATCGTGTTCGTCTCCTCATCGAAGGTCGGCGCAGTCGCAACCACAGTCGTACCCGTGGCCTGCTTGATAACAACGGCCGACTTGAACTTCGTCAGGGCACCCGAGACACGCGTCTCAATCAGGTACTTCTGCTGGTTGTAGTCGATGTCGAAGTCCTCGAACATTGCAACAGCACCACCGCGGTCCGCACCAAGAGTGTAGTCCGCAAGGTTCACAATGATGCCGAGAATCTCAGGAGCACGCTCCATGGTCTCGACGACCACAAGCTCCTTGACTCGCATCGCCGCGGCCAGCTCAGCCTCGGTGTTGTAGAGCCGACGCTGCATCTTGTCCTTAACCAGCAGCATGTCGGTGAGGACGTCATCCGTGGTGTAGAACGTGGGCTGACCAGTACCCTTGTAGTGCTTACGGGCCCTCAGAACCGACTCGACAAGAGCGTCAGCAGAGTGGTTGGCCGCAAGAGTAACGGGGTGCGAGTAAACCTCGTTGTCGTAAGCGACAGGACGAAGCTTCTCCTCGTCAATCTTGTCCGCGTCGTCAGGCTCGCGACCGTCACCGATGAGAAGGGCGCTCGCAAGCTCCTCCTCAAGCATAACGCGCATCTCGGCCTTGAGCCAAGCAACCACGTCAAGCTCGGTGATGTCGACGATGTCGTCGCGGTCCAGCTTCTGCTTCTTGTAGATCGTGGTCGGAGTCGTAACTCGACGGAGGAGCTTGATGATCTCCTCCTTCTTCAGGTTACCACGGACATAACCCCGCGCACGAGCCTCGTCGGCCGTGATGTCAGCACCAATCGACTTGATGCGGGAGAACGGGGACTTCTTAACCGTGTCCATGACATTCGCAACCCACTCGTTGCGGCGCTGCAGAACATCCAGGTTGCCGGCGAGAGTAGCCTCCGGGAACAGAAGCTCGATGTTCTCAATGCCGTGCTGAAGAGCATACTGCTCGACTGCACTCTTGAAGGAGCCGAGCTCCTTAGCGTTGGCAACAATCTGCTGCACATCGCTGTGCTCCAGCTTAATGCCCTCCGATGCCTTACCCGTGCCGTTGCTCTCGAACACGTTACCCATGTCTTCGTTTCCTTCCTGGTGGCTGAGGTCGCCCTCGTCGTTAGTCTCGCTATCGGGGGTGTCGGTAGAACCGTGCTGAACGGCGGCGTCCTCGAGGGCCGCTCCGACCATCATGTGAACGACAGCCTTCTGCTTGTCGGTCATCGAGTCATAGACATCCTGGACAGTCTCATCCGGGTTGTCAGCCTCTGCGTGCTCAACGTCGGTCGAACCGACCTCTTCCTCGACCGCAGCGAGCTCAGTCTCAAGCTCCTCCAGGTCGGCATCATTCTCTTCCACAGCATCGCTGCTGTGCTCAAGCTCTGCGTCCGTGAAGATGATGGCCTCATCCTCAAGAACTTCAATGTCACCATCGCTGTGAGCAATACGAACCTGCTCAATAACCGCTCCGGGATTAGCACCCGAAAGAACCAGACTCACCTCTCGGATCATGCCGTGAAGAACGTTCTTGCTCTTCTCCACGAGCTGGTTTGCATAGATCGAGAGCGCCTTGATGTCCCCGTGCTGAACGAGGAGCTTGGCGTTCTCACCCTGGGAGGTGCTGTTGAAAAATCCGTGAACGTACATCCCATCGGGACGTGCCTCCAGGATTCCGTGGCCCAAGATGTTGTCCGGCTTGTCGTGACCGTGCTGCCAAACAAGCGGAACGGTCAGACCGTCCATGTGCTTGAATGCCTCAGCAGTAATGGTCCGACCGTCGGAGCACTTGAGACCAGCCTTAGTGGCGTAGCCGCTGAAGTCAGCTGCTTCCATTTTGACTGTCCTTCCTACTTGTTGTAAGTAACCCTGCTCCGACGGAGCTGGAAATCATGGTATCGTTCATGACTGAAGCTTCTTAAGCTTGGCTTCAGCAGCACGAAGCCTTCGTTGCATCTCAGTTCGAACACTAGGATTTTTAATGCTCTTTATTGACTCCCGTAGACGAGTGAGTTTGGTTGTAGCCTGCTGCACTCGACGCGTTCGAGACTTTGTTGCTTCGAAAGCCTTTCGCTCTTGCGGACTTCTTTTGACCCAACCAACCTTAGGGTCATACACACGACCGTCTGAATAAACGGCCTTACCGAGACCTTTACCGTCGTAGCTTACAAGCTTTGCACCATTAGGCGAAACGGCTGGCGTTTGATCCTCTTCCATTCGCTTGCCACGCTTAGGTAAAGGCGATCCGTCGGCCGTGCGATAAGCTCTAGGATCGACCTTGCCCGTATACTTATAGTCGTTCTGGTTTGCGTTCTGTGCTTTACCCTTTTTGCGCCCTTTTAAGTGGCGAGTACGCATGTAGTATTGATGCGCCTTAATGGGATCGTAAGTGCTTCTGCCGCTACCACCATCGTTTGATGGAAGCATGTGTTGAAGGAATGATTCGATGAAATCCTCGGCCTCAGTCATAGAGATCCTTTCGGAGTCAGCCGATTAGTCGTTCCCAAGTTAAGAACCGCCAGGTGGACGACCGGCTGAAGCCGATCCTATCTTTGATGGCGTAGCCAAGCTGTGTTGCCTGATTTTCTTCAAATCAGCCTTAAGTTTTACAAGCTTGGTTTCAATCTCTTTAATTTTAGCTCGAATTTCTTCTCGCGTCTGAACGTGGGGTTTCTTGTTTTTCTCGTAACTCTTTTTTGCACGCTCAGCGGCATCTTTCTTTTGCGTGGCGGTAAGTGGTTTACGATCTTCTTGTTTTTTCTTATCTTCAGAAGAAGCAGTACTTTTTTTCTTATGCGTTGCTGCTGCCTGTTTTTCTTTCTCAATAAGAACTTTTAAAGCTTTACGAAGCTCAGTTAAAGCCCCCTGCAAAACCATCATCTGGTGCGTGATTGCTCTGACTTTAGGGTTAACCGGCTGTACAATCGTATGCTTAGGAATCCGATGAGAAGTGTTACGGCCAGTTTTAACAACCTGACTGCCAATTCTACGTCCCTTAAGCTTTCGAGTACGAAGATAATACTCGTGTGCTTTAACTGGATCATAGTCACTAGGATTTGCTAAAAGCATGTGACTTAGAATGACGTCTTCAACTTTGTCCATTGTCACCACCAGTTACCGATGAAATATCGGAAAGCATGGCGTCAATGGTGGCCGTTAAATCGTCAAAGCCCGCTGTGACAGCCGGATCCTCCGCAGGAGCCGTGGAGGTATCAATTGCTGGCTGCTGAGCATTAACTCCAGTCATATCAACAGGCATGTTGCTGTTGATAAGCTGATCCGACTTGGGGTTCGTATCGGGTTTGAATCCGATAAGTCCTCGAATCTCGTTAGAGGAAAGAACCTCGTTACGAGCAAACACGTCGGAAATCTCTGCCAGCTGAGAAACCGGAACCAGCTTAAACGGGTCTCGGAAATATAGAATAGACTGCTTCTGGGAACGCGCAGTCTTCGTCAAGAAGGATCGACGCATGCCTTCTACAATAGCTCGAACAATCGGTTCGACCGTTCGATTGTAGTAGTTGAGCATGATCTCTTCGCTGGCCTTGCCGTCCATCAGATCCTTAGTAATACCAAGCTGAGAATATAGCATTTCAGTTAAGTACTGAATCTGAGAAAGAAGATTGTTCTCCGAAGGTCGATTAAGCTGAGTGATCTTTTCGGTGCCGTCAGCGTAAGCAATACCATACTTGCTGCCTCTGAGCTGATCCTCGATGTCTTGACGGCGCTGTGCGGCCTGAGCCTTGCGAGATTCGGTCTTCACCACGTAGGGTAGCTGAATAATAAGGTCAAGCTTTCCAGAACCCGACTGTTCGTCAATAGCATCAAGAATATTCAGCTTTCGAATGAGCCGCTGAAGAGTTGAGTTGGGCTCATTCATGACCGAGTACAACGGGTTCTCGATGATGGCAACAAGCTTTTTGTCGAGTGTTAACTCCTCGCGACGTCCGGTCTGCTCGTTGTACAAATTGACTCGAACTTTCTGAGGATGCCACTGTACGATCGTTCCGACTCGAAGCGTCTTGATGTCGAACCCGCCAGACTTCGAAGGATCAAGCGTGGTATCCACTGGAACAATGGCAGCGACACCTTCGTTGAAGAGCGTCGATGCAATGTCCTGAATAAAAGCGCTTGCTGCCTGATCGAGATTCGCTTCTGTGGTTAAACAGTAATTTAAGCCACTGTCAATCTCTTCAGTAAATCGACCGTTATCATCTAAACGAACATGACGCAATTCAATTGATGCAACATCAATGCTCAGTCTAGTGTAGATTGAGGAGATGAGGGATCGCTCGTTCGACATGTTTCGAACAGCTCGATCAGGTCGGGTGGGATAACTCACACCATAACCTGAAAGTGAACTACCTCCACGGATGGGATCTGGTGCAGGCTGATTCAAGAAGGCATTCCAAGCGTGTTTTAAAGTTCCAAATACAGCCATACTTTATCCCCTCCTATCTAGATCGACATGTTCAAAGGTAAACCCACGATGAGTTTTTCTTTTTCCAGAAAGACACGAACTTATGCTACCTTGATCTCCGCCAATTGCTTCCGCGCAGGCTAATTGGCTTTCAAAAACCTCGCCTGTTTCAATAATTTTAACCGGGCTGTTGGGTTTATTTCTTAAACCAATTCTATAGGCATGATAATGATTTTTACTAGTTGTAACCCATTCAAGGTTATCAACATGGTTATTACGTTTATTGCCATCTATATGATTTACTTCAGGAGCATCCCATATGTTTGGAATGAAAGCCGTCGCAACTAATCTATGAACTGAAAAACTTTTTGAAAATCCGTTGTTGTAAAGAAGAATTACTTTATAACCATCATGAATACGAGCTTTTTTGAAACGGGCATGTCTAATATTGTAAACTCTTCCAAAACTAGAAATTTCATAATTAGGATAGCCTTGAATTGGGGCCCATTCTTCATCCTCATATTCAGTATACAAGCTATCCTCCATTCTTCATATCAGCGACCGCTAGTAATAGCTTTTACGGGCATTTCCCAAACTTTGGCATCGAAATCGTTTACTGTCTGTGCGCCACGAGTCATAGTTGTCACATTAAAGACACCGTTTTTGCCGAACCCGGCATCAACAAAGCTTCGAGCCGCCTTTGGTGCTTTAGGCGTTCGTGTCCAAAGCGGATTGCCAACATTCTTTGGTGTAAATGTTTTACCAGCAAACGGCGACTTTGGAAGCTTTACACCAGATCTAGGCATTCTAGTTGAGCCATACTTTTTAAGAACGTAGGCGGTAGCTACAGCACCCACAACAACAACTCCGGCGGCAGCAACTTTTGCGCCGGTGTGATTATTAGGCTTGGGTGGAGACAAGTCAAAAGTATCTCGATAATCTCCCTGATTATAGTCTTGATTATCGCGCTTCTTACGAACACCCCAATGCATACCTCGGACACCGAAGTGTTCTAATGCCTCCTCCAGAGGCGGTTTAGTTTCGTTGAGAAACATTACTCAAACGCCTCCTTGTTGGCCTTATATGCAATGTAGGCGTCCATCAAAGCCGCCACGTTGTCAATCTTTTCGTCGTTTCGTTTCTTAAGCAGCTTACGGTTTCCGTTTGTATCTTCAAGACTTATTGCATTTCCCATGGTAAACTGCATCAACTCCTGGTCGAACAAGAGAAGTCGTTCTGCAGCAAGAATCTTCAGTTCACCCAAAGGAACAGACTCGGTCTTCGCGCCCTGAATAACTTTCTCAATACCAAACGGTCCGTTCTCAGCTTCCCAGCGTTCCACAAATTGTTTAGCGTTGTATGGGTCGAATCCCAGAGTACGAACGTCATATGCTTCGGCCTCAATATAGCGATCGAGGTCTTCATAGACATCCATCATGTCAAGAATCGTGCCCTCAAGAACATGAAGGCTTCCTTCTCGAATGAACTCTTCATACTTAGCTCGCATAGCACCTGGAAGTTTATGCAAAGTCAAAGAGGTGATATAGCTGCGAGTCTTAATGCCAAATGCGCCACGAGGAAGTGGGAACAAGAAAGTAAACGCACAGAAGTCATCGCCCTGCGAAAGGTCTGCGCCTAGAGAACAAGGCATGTTCCAGAAATTTCGCTTACGGTGCGGAAGTGTTTCTTCGTACGTGAAGAAGTACGTGTAGCCTTCCATGGGAATACCAAAGCGCTTGGCTAAAATATCGTTACGAGAGGCAGGAGCTTTCTCCGCTCGCTCAACGTCTAGATGATACGTCTCGTAACTGACAGTCTTACCCAGATTTGGGTTAGCCTTTAGCCAAGTCGCCGGATCAGCGACCTCCTCTAGTTCGTCCAACTTATAGTGCCAGATCGAAATATGAGGAGCAAGATAGTCGCCCTTAAGAATGTCTGCGAGCTCCATCTTGATGGTGTCACCAGATCCGTTACGAACCGTTCCCTCGGAAGAGATAGCCACGATCAAGTAATCGTCCAGCTTCGACGCACCCTGTTCAACTGCGCCTACAACGTCTTCTCGAAGATCTCCCGAGAGCCACTCGTCAATAGTGGAAACTTTCGGTCGAAGGCCCTGAAGTTTGTTGATCGACATTGGACGGACTTCGAGAATACTTCCAGTGAGAAAGTTTTCGATGCCCTTCTTGGTCGAGGCTAGTTTCACTCGCATAGCCTTAGAGCCAGTAGTGTTTTGCAATGATCCTTCAGTAAGGAACTTGAATAGCGGACCCCGCGCGCGGACGATAGCTGTTCGAAACGGCGACATAACCTCGTCGGCCTGTTTCATCGTGGGCGCTGTGGTGATCTGATGCGTAGTATCAGTGTCAACGTTCAAATAATATGCCTGAATGCAAGAAGCATACATGGACTTGGCGCCACCTCGTGCCAGAATTAAATATTGTTTGGTGGTGAGACGCTTCTTAATCGTCTTAGTGACGAAATGACCACCTCGGTTGTCTGGTCCCGGTTCATACACACTTCGTTCAACGAAGTAGTACCAACCGAAGATTTGCTCGGCCCACACCTTGAATGAGTCGAGCAGATGCAGATCACCTCCGTCAGTCAGTGTCAGCTCATTCTCGCAATAGAGAATAAAGCCTTCCACAGCCATGTCGTCGTAATAAATGTTCGGGTTGGCGATGAGCGCATCGATACGATTCATCTCCATAGCAATTTCCCTGTTTACAGGAATATCGCCACGTAGAACCGCATCTCGAAACTGCCCATAATATACTGGTACTGCTTTATTGGACAGGCCCATCGCCAACCCTCCCTTCTGTCTTTCTAATTAACGGAAGTTTCCGTAACTACTCTCTTTTTACGAGGAGGAAGTTTACCCTTATCAATAAGGATGTTTTCTCCCTTAAACTTTACAACGTCTTTAAGAAGCTGTTCGCCGGTGTTAATAAGCACATTATCAATAATTTTCCCGGCACGCTTACCAAGTTTCTGGCTCTTGGTCTGCTTTTTAGGAAATGCGGTGTACGCTTTCCTAAGGGTTTCGGCACGATTAGTAAGTATACGAATTTCTTCGTTACTCAGCGAATGAATGCCATGTTCCCTAGCCTTAGCCTTCAATGCTTCATAAACCACTTGATCATGTGGCGTGTGCGGTGAGTGTCCGGCAATAGAAGGCGGAGGCTTACGCACAGGGGCACTCTGCCAAGGCGGCTTTCCGCTGGAGCTTCCAGAAGAACCTCGAGAAAGTTCTGCCTTAGACCGACGAATACCCCAGTGCATACCGCGAACACCAAAATGCTCTAAGAACTCAGCGACAGAATCGTTCTGCATCATCTGCATAGGCTCTAGCGCGGTGATAAATCCATCTTCATCTCGAATAACTCGAAACACGAGTTCATCCATCGCGTGGACAACTTTATTCTTAAATTCTCTAATAGTTTTTGGATCTCCTACAAACAGATGGAAAGTATCATCCTGAAGCTTAACAAAACCATCAGTACCTCTAGGTAATACTGATTTTAAGCTAGGCATTAACCTATCAGAGAATTCTTTTTCGTACTGATCTCTCAGCTTTCCAGTTATAGGTCCTTGGCTTTTATTATGTTTTTCTCTAAAGTCCTGCGTAAATCCTGGAATTACATTATCTTTATCAAGCTTAATAAGGAAATTATCAGCAACTTTAGTGGTCTTAATTCTTACTTTATTTTGCTCTTTTACAGTTAAAGATTTAACTCCAGGAGCTACCAAAGCTCCTGCATGTCCTGGATGCGATCCGTTTAATGCTTCAACTCCGATTACGCCTTTACGCACTCCCCAGCGCATTCCTAAAATGCCGTGATGCTCTAGAAATTCGTCGACCTCCATGACACCTCCTTTCTAAAAGATGAACGTGAAAAACACTAATCAATCTTTGCGGGCTCATCAATCGGATCGGTCGGACTAAGCTCATCAACCGAATCGATCGGTCCGAGAGGATCAATTCCAAGCCTTTCGCGAAGAGTTCGGTTCTCAGTAGCAATCTGGTCCATAGCTGCAGTTAAAGCAGCATTCTCATTAGTTATGTCATTGAGCAGAGCCGATTTATACACGTCACCATCTTCCAGATTTCGGATCTCCTGAGCCTTCTGATTCAGACGAGAGTTGAGCATGTTGATAATGCTCTCTGGTGAAGGGTTCCGAGAGGGGACGGGCTTATTTTCGTTCTGGTTCTCGTGGCTCTCACTCATTCTTTTTCTCCTTTTAATTTTACGAGAATGACTGCTCATTTAAACACCAATGTCTTCGATCATGATGATCGGCAGGTTGCCGGTGGACGCCTCGACCAGTGAGTTGGCCGTCGGGATCTGAGCGCTGATGCCAACGGTGTTCTGCCCGGCGTTGATCTGGCTAGTAGTGGCGCCGGAAGCTACGCACACCAACTCGATGACACAGTTAAAGCCGATCCTCCATACAGCGGTCGCCGGGAAGGCGTTCTGGTCCGCGCCGATCTGCGCGCCCGCCGTGGTGACCGACGCGCCCGACGCCATTCGCACCCGCATCGTCCCGGTGCCCTGAGTGGCCGTGAGGTTCTGGAACTGCGCGCGCGCGGTGATCTTGTAACGCCGACCGGTGACAAAGGTGAACGTCGCCGCGAGGCCCGTCACCATCACTTCGGTATTGGCAGTGACAGCGGTGAATGTACTACTGATTTTGGCACTGGCGACGCGGCCGCGCGGGAGCGATGCGCCGGCGACTGTGTGATCTGCGGCGTTTATCACTCCATTGCCGTCCACCGAGGCGACCGTGCTGCCACCGGAGGTCTGCCACTGCTGGGAGCTCTCTGCGGAGGCCGTTCCGGTCGGAGCCTTGGTCACCAACGACGCGGTACCGGAGGCTCCGCTCTGGATGATGAACTGCCCAGCGGGGAGGGAGTACGCCGCACCGGGAAAGGCCCCTGCTGTGATGTCGGCAGCGGTGAGTATGACCGCACCATTTCGACCAGCAACAGTAAGAGTGTTCTGGATGAACGTGAGGTTTGTCGTTCCCAACGTGGGGAGCGTGATGTTGGTGTTGTACCACTCCCACACCCCGGCGATGGTGCCGCCGAGGACGTGAACGTGCATCCCCCAGATCTTGGCGGCGGTGTCTGCATCTGGTGCACGGGAAGCGGCGCCAGAAGCAACCACCACATAAATACCATTTTCAGCCTGATTGGTCTGATTCTTTAATAACACTCTATCGCCAGTAGCTAGTGTTACCCCATCCATCACCAGCCCGTTCACCAACGCAGAGGCGATGGTCACGTTAGCTGTGGATGCGGCTCGCACCGGATCTTTCCACAGGCTTGGCGGCGGGTTGGCAGAGGAGTAGACTCGGTTGCCGTTCTCGCTCAGGTTGCTGGCGGTGTTGAACGCGCCCGCGTCCGTCAGAGTGGCGATCACCGTGGTACCAGCGGACTGGACGAACTCCAGGTTGCCGCCCTTGCTGCGGACGTACTTGTTGGGCGTGGCCTGACCTGTCTTGGTATCCAGCAGGTTCAACTGCGGCGCGAACGCTGTGGCATCGGCTTGTGCGACCAGCCCTGCGCCCCACACTGCTCCGCCGGAATCCACCTTCGCCAGGGCGGTGCCGGCGCTGCTTTGCCACTGCTGGATGTCACCGGGGGTGGTAGCCGCGGCTTTGATCTGCAGACCGATGCCGCTGGTGGCAGCCTGATGAATAAAGGCGCCTGTGGGAAACGTTCCTGCACCAATATCAGCGGCAGTTAGCGTTACAGCACCTGTACGACCCGCCACAGAAGTAACTGCACCGGCACTTCCAGCGTCAACCCAAGTACCAGGACTACCACCAGCGGTACAAATCCAAACGTGCCCATTTTGCGCAAATACAAAATCGCCTGTAAGAAATGTTCCAGACGCCGGAGCCCCAGAAGTAGTACAACCCACCCATCGACCAGCTGCCGTAGCGCCGGTTAATCCCGCGGTCGAAAAAACACCGGCCTTCCAAATTCCGTTGGAAGTTTTATCTCCGGTTAAACCGGTCTGGGTGGAATCGGTCGTTACATAGTTGGTAGGAGCGGTGTCAATCTTGGCGACCGTTCCCGCAGGGTTCTTGCTGTAGAGAAACCCATCACTCTTGAAATATAGCATCTGACGACCCGCTACTGGCGTCCCCGGGTCGTTCTGCTGGGGCATGTCTATTGCTCCGCCAAGTCTTGGCATTTCGGTCTCCTTTTGCGCCGATAGGTACTGCTTGAGTAATTCATAGATAAAACAGAAATGCCAAGAACGTTTGGAGGCGAAGAATTAGATCGGAACGACGATGATCTCCCACGCGTTATTCGAAACGTTAATGTCCGCAGTAACCGTAAGAGTATTAAGCGTTGAAGGGGCGTCGATAATAGTCGGATAAACGTACTCGCCGGTGGTGGCATCACGAACCTGAGCGATACATCGCTCCGTATTAAGACTATGAGTAACTGTAAGCGGAGTACCAGCCGTCAAAGCACCAAGAAGGCTGTAGTAACCAGCCTGCGCTGCACCAAGGTTCGTACGAGCGCCGGCAGCGGTGCTAGAACCCGTACCACCATCGGCAACGGCAACATCGGTGCCGTTCCAAACACCAGTCGTAATCGTACCAAGCGTAGTGATGCTGGACTGACCAACGTAGGCAGCATCAATGTCAACCTGGTTGCCCGTAATCGAGATGCGGTTAGCGGTGCCAATAAGGCTCGACGGCGTTGAGAACTGGGTCCAGACTTCTGATACGCTGGCGCCAGGTGCATTGCTGCCAACAGCTGCTGTCTGAACATAGATGCTGCCGGCCTTTGTTCCATCAGCAACCGCGACAGTAGTTCCGTCCTGAATCTCGAGCGCAGCATCTGCGTCTGTAGAACGAGTCATTGGAGTGGCAGAACCATTCCAGACGTAAATGCCGTTCTGAAGCGTAGTCGTCTGTGCTGTAAGCAGAACTCGATCGCCAGCAGACAGTGAAACACCATCAATGCTGGCGCCGGGGGTTGCTACTGTAATGTTGGTTGTAGCAACAACACGAACCGGATCCTTGGCACCGGCATAACCCTGACGCGCCGCATCGAGCTCGTTGCGGTTAACAGCATCTGTACCGGCTGAAGACGGGGCCACGCCAGTAATACGGTTGTTGTTCATAGAAACAGCAGCCGTAGGCGCTGCAATCTGATCCAGTCGAGCAACACCAGGCATAGCAGAAAGACCGCTGTAGCCCAGGGTACGCCTAGAAGCTGTACCAGTCGCAGCGTCTGATGCCAGGTTAAGCTTAGACTCTGCGATAGCAGCGCCGGCAGCAACCATAGAATCCACAATAGAGCTGGCCGAAGGGGTGCGAGTGTCGCTAAGTCGAGAGTCGTTGCCCGCAGCTGCGTCGGTCGCGCCAGTACCTAAAGAACGAACCTGCTTGGAACCCGCCGTACCGTCAGTAAGCGATGCGGCTAAGTTGGCAAGTGTAATTGTAGTTGCCGCGATTTTGACGCCGGCGCCGGCAGTACCACCGGTGACAGAACCATCGGTGGGAACTCGCTGATCAGACAGACGAGCATCGTTACCAACAGTATAGTTCGCTGCGCCCGTACCACCGTAAAGGTTGCAGGGCGCCCAGGCCGAACCGTCCCAAACCTTCATCAGTTTCGGCGTGACCGAAGTGTCAATCCAAAGCTGACCGTTAACGGGAGAAGATGGAGCTGTGCCAGAAGACTCCGGCACAAACCCTGTAGATGGAATTTTGTTAAACTTAGCAATGCTAGTAATGTTCATAGTAAGCCCCTCTATCGGAGTCGAAGACTACCGGTCATTGGAAAATAGTGTTCGACTCTGACGAGTCCAGGCGGAAATGACACTTCGCCATAGATTAAGTTACCATCGTTGTCATACGTATCAACGTCAGGCCTATAAGCAAAAGGATTAGCGAACTCCCAAACTGTTTCTGCTGTAGCTTGAGTGTACGTAACGCCTTCGGCTGAAAGAATGGCGCCAGGAGGCCCTTGAGGCCCTGCAGGACCAGTAGACCCAGGGGGGCCGGTCGGTCCAGTCGGTCCCACGTATCCTGTTTCTTGAAATTGAACAACGATTGGCGGCAATGGCTCTTCGAGAACAACGTCTACTGGATTGTCTGAATCAAAGACTGTTGTCTCAGAAGAATCCTCTGTAAACTCGACTACAATTGGCGGGGGATTTTCAAACAGAACAGTAACGTCGAGTTGTTCGCTCATTACGCATCACCAGAAGCAGCCGTTGTCGTCGATACAGCCTTTAAAGTAACCGTGGGCACAACTAATGCTCGAGCATCCTCGGTTCCGACGTCAGAAACAACAACGTTAAAATATCCTCGCTTTAACTCGCCCCAAGTTAATGCGTAGAGGTCTCTTGTCTGCTCACCAGTCATTGTCCAGGTGATGACTAGATCATCATCGTCGAAATCCCAAGTCATGTAGTCATGCAGATTTGCAATCAATGCGTCATTACTAGTCTTGCCAGTTCGAAGCTGAGCTCGAACCTCTAACTCCACGAGTGTAGGCCAAATGAGTTTCGCATCCACCACTCGAATGATCTGAGATAGGGGCCTACCAGACGTCATGGTTAGATCATTATTAGTGATGGACATGACTCTCCTTTCTACTCTCGTTGAAACTCAAGCCCAAGAAAGACAAAGTTCTACCACAGTTGTGATGTCAGCAGCAAGAATTGCAGCGTCTGTGTGATTTAAACTCGTACTAACTAAATGCTTAACCACGTTTGACCGCCCAGAAGCATATGCGTCTACTGCAGCAGACGTGCAAGCCGTGTCTGCACTACTATAGAACAAATGAATAGGCATCGTAAGCACGGCCATGTTGGCTGGATCTAAAGGTTTACCTCTGGTTGGAACTGGAGTTTGATCAGCACCACCGATGTATGAGCCGGCGGGAAGCCCCCAACCTTGACCGGCGACAGAGTTTCCAGTATTAATCTGATCTCTTAGACTAAGAACATTACGTGTTCTAAAATCCTCGATGTCAATTGCTGGAATCCAACAAATAATACCGGCAACTAGTGTGGGGTGAGCTAACGCATATCGAAAACACTCCATGGCACCCATTGACGCGCCTAAGAGAATAACTTTATCTGTCTTACAGAGCCCTGTTCCTTGCGCGTATGAAACAGCACCTTCCATGGCGGCCAACCCGGTGTCGTTTCCATAGGTGTGTGGACCACCAAAATCTCCAGCCAAGCCATATAAACCTGCGTGAGCAAGAGCAGAGATGTTTTTCGTAACACCTTTCTGACTTGCTCCGTCCATGGCTTGCATACCGTTTCCGTTTGCTCCATGAGCATAGAAAAACGGTCTATATCTACTGCTAGGACCTCGAGGCACAAACGGTACAGAAAGTTCTGAAGGGGAATAAAGCCCTACTTTAGCCTCTGCATAGTAAGACATTAGGCATAACCCCACGACATCCAAGATTTGAAGAACGAACCACCAGATCCATTCAAAAGTTGAGCAGCGAAAGATGTAGCACTGTTCTTATATGCATACATCGTGTACACACGAGATGGCGTATTAGGATCAATAAAGTCGTGGCCCGAAGCCCGAGCATAACCCGTAGTGTTGCCGTTCTCAAACGAACACACATCACCACAGATAAATGCTGGAGTTCCTTGATCATCCATGATTGCAACCGAGGCTGTTCCTGTTTGGGCGGCAGCAGCCGACGTTGTCACATCAATCCAAGCAGAGCACTTAAGCCAAATACGCTGCGTGCTTTGCGGAATTGTAAACGAAGGTCCAACCGCAGTTGGCGTTGTTGTTAACGCCATCGCTACACCGTCGTTTCGAGCTGCCACATCTTGCACAGCACCAGGACTGAGAAGCGTCCAGTTAGCTGCGTCAAACACTGAACCAGAAGTAAAGTCAGAGATAGCAGAATATGCTAAGCCATTCTGAACAACAATTTCTCCAGCTAAATAGTCATGATTTGCAAGCCATGTGGCCGAACGACGCGCCCGGAGATTGCTTGCCGAATCAAGATCAGCAATAGCTGCCTGAACGTTTGTGTGCGTGACAACGACAAGACCAGAAGTTGTGACTGAGACTTTATCAGCAGCGTGCGCCCCAGTAGCCCCAACGTGTGTTGAAATTTCTCCTGCAACGAAGGCCGATGTAGCGATAGATGTATCATTATCGCCGGCGGAAGGAGTCGGGGCTGTTGGATTACCAGTTAGCGCAGGAGACGCAAGAGGAGCTTTGAGGTCGAGAACTGTCTGCTGCGCGGTTGAAACCGGTTTCGCGGTATCAGCAGTATTGTCGACATTCCCCAGGCCCACGTCACCTTTTACTAAAGAAAGATTGGCCTTTGCCTCGGCGACGTCTTCCAAATCAGAAAGATTGCTTGCCTTTGCTAACTTACCAGACACCGTAGTAGCTAATGCTGCTGCCGCATCTTCATCCGAGGACAAAAGAGCAGCGAGCTCACCAAGCGTGTCCATGGTGCCCGGAGCAGAATTTACAAGATTTGAAACAGCTACGCTAATTGCTGAATCTAAATCTGCCTGATCAACCGGTTCCTGCGCCTTAATAAGCAGAACTGAGAGATCCGACCATCGAGTTTGGCCATCGCCAAGCTTAAGGCTATTGTCGTTTAGATCAGTCGCTAAATCGTTCTTCTTAAGAATGGGATTGTAACTAATCCATTCCCTACGCCGTCTCGCATCAATGGCCACGATCTCAACTCCTCTCGATGGGTTTAGATGAAATGCCGATCATGGAACCCGCCACATGTCACCGTCAGGCTCGATTAATACGTCACCCGATTTTGCACCTAATGGTACAGGGCCACCTTCGTCGATCAGGAAGGCCTCAGCAGTTGATTGAGTCAACGGACGAGTATCTACCTGAACGTTGATCCGCCACTCCAGTTCTCTAATCTGATCCTGCATCGCTTGCAGCAGGTAAGATGTTGCCGGCGGATCAAACAGGAGTCGAACTTTCAAGTACACATACGATTTTACATTGTTCAATCGCACATCGTCCCCGAGAACGGCGGCCCATGTGGTATCAGCATCCTCGATGGAGAAACCTTCTGCTGGACCAAGACCCAACTGGGTGAGTGTCGAGAAGGCTGTATTAATGTGCATTAGAATATCGGAATCAAAGACCTCGTACTCTTCAGTGATACCGAGTGCCTTTTTAGTGCTCACAAGAATACTGGTGCTCATGGTGGTCACCTCCCTCGAGGACGACGTGCGATTGAATTAGTCAGTTTACGGAATCGTCAGACTCGTCGGAACTGGTCTCAGACTCGTCAGAAGAGTCCGACTCAACAGACTCGTCATCAGGAACGCCAGAAACCGGCTCCGCGTCGGGAACCTCGGAAGTAGCCGGAGGAGTCGGGTCGACCGACTCGGGAGCGGTCTCCGGAGTAGGGTCGTCCGAAACCTCGGGCTGGTTGTCGGGCTCAGTCATTATGTTTCCTTTCAATGAAGTGTTGGGTTGAATGAAAGCTTCACCAATATCGGCGGCGAGGCCCATCAGTCGGAGCAAAGTTGAACACCAAGCCCACAACGAGAAGCACGATACCAAGCCAGAAGAGCAGCTTCACGGCCACGATTAAGCCAAGTAAGAGCAGAATGAGTCCAAGGACAATCATAGAAATATCTCCTTTAGCTAGACGGGCGTTACGGTAACGAGATAGAGAACCGCGCTACCCTGGGTGCTACCAGGATCGCCACCCACACCACCAGCAAAGGTCGTGGGGTTAGTTAACCCAGTGTTTGCATCGATGCCGGTGATGGACTTGCCGTTGGCGTTTGCGCCTAAATCGCCAGCAGCAGTAAAGACAAGCGCAGTGCTGTCGTTGGTAACTGCAACCACTGTAGAGAATGCTGTCCCTGCGTGGGTAGCAGCACCAATTGCAGTAGTAAGTTCTGCCAACGTCGTGTACGTTCCAGGAGCAATGGTGTAAACCACAGAGTCATACGTGAAAGTATCATTAGAGGCTGCAACAACCGTTAAGGGCAGCGTAGGAGCACTTGCAGCGGTGACAGTGGCATCAGTAGTGGCTGTAGTTCCGTCCCGGGACACAACAACCTTGATGGGATTGGCGACACGCCACTTCGCCGGGACCGCCGAGAAGCCGTTGTATGCCGCCGGACTCCCCGTCTTCACGCCCAGAGCCGGGTCGCTGCTCACCACGATCGTGTTGGGAATGTTACGGAGCGTGTGGCTCATCGCCAGGCTCCGCACCTGAGCGCCGTTTAGCAGCCCGTTCGCGCCGTAGCCACCGTCACTCTCAGCTGCGTCCATTTTTAGCGCGCTCAGACCAGCCTCGACCAGTAGCCCCTGGTTGGTATCAGCGAACGGGCCGAAGTCGCCCAGCGGCGTCGTTCCATCCCAGGCCGTATCAATCTCAATCCACGCATCCAGCAGAACGTCGCCCACGGTGGGCGTGTAAACCACCGCACCAGTCGCAAGGTCTGGAGTATCAAAAGCGAACGGAAACTTACGAACCGTAGGCAATCCAGGAATGCTGTCAGATTCAGCAGCGGGCGGCGTGAACGAAAGCTCTTTCCAGGTACTGACTCCGTCGCCGGTCTTAGTCTGCACCATACCAATGATCTCACCAACCTCGCCGTCTGCGAGAACTGGATTAAGCTTTTCCCAGTCTTCATACCACCTACGCATCAGAACTCCTTAAGGGGTCGTAGCGGCGAGAGTGGCGTCGGGGCCCAGCTCGGTGAACGGCGGGTGTGGAGCGTAAGGGTCGTCGGAAGAAACGCGAGGCGTTCGCTCGCTCTCCTCACGAGCCTGAAGACGCTTCTCCTGCTCGAAGTCCAGCTGCCCATCAACCTCGGGGTAGCTGTTGTCCGGGTAAACACCAGAGAAACGGTTCTCCTCGGCGGCCGGGTTGAGGTGGTTGTTCGGGTCGGGGTTGGTCATGTCTCTCCTTGGTAGTTACCAGAGTTTGGTATCGCCAACTCGCCTTGGGACGAGAGGCCGGGGAAGTTGTCTCTCGTCACCAAAGTGAATGGCGTTGTGTGTTCTGTGTGTTGTTGTGATTAGATACTCAGGATCGATGATGCAATCATCACCATGAACAATCTCTTCTGCCGTGATTGGATTCATGTGATGAATCAAAAGACGCCCATGAATCTCGTATCCTTCTACACCGAGATCACAACCATGGTCTCGAATAATCACGTGCTGCCTAATCTGCTTCCACTCGCGGGACGAGTAGAAATTCTGATTGATGTATCGGTCGAACCCAAACGTTGAGTAACCAACATCTGCGCCAAGAACTAGGTATTTGAACCGATCTTCGAAGGTGTCGAACTCGGCAAGTTCTGTGTACGTTTTAGTCATAGTCAAAGTCCGGTTGCGGTAATGGTTCGTGTCCACCATAAGCGCGCATTGCACCAAGCGCTTCGGCGTACATCTCTTCGACTCGCTTAGCCGAGGCCATCGATTCGATCTTAGCCTTAGCCAGTTCGACTTCCTGTTTCATCTTCTCTTGCTCGAGCTGCTCGCGAGAAGAGCCTAGCTTCAAGTAATGTGTAATAACCTGAGCCGAGGCTGTTCCGTCAGCGAGCTGTTTGGCGGCAAGGTCTACGGCCGCAGCGATCAGTTGATTCTCTCGAGCTTCGGGAGTTGTGGCTGGTCTGCGAGGACTTTGCTCGGCATGCGGATGGTTGGTGCGCCGCGTAGCCATAGTTCAACTCCCTTCAAATATTCGAAGAACTGGTTCCGCTTACATGCCCTGTGTTCCGGATAAATAAATCCAAGATGGTGTGTCCGTAGTGCTAATATTCAAGAAGCGGAAGGTGGAGACCTTCCCGCCGGTCAGGCCCGCGCCGGCCAGGGCAGGTGCGCCCTTGAACGTCCCCGCATCGAACGTCAACGTGCGCCCCCCGATGTTGTCCTGGGTGGCGACGACGGTGATCTCCTGCCCCGGGTAGGCGTCCCCGGCGTTCATCGCGGCAACCGCCGTGTCGCCAACCATGCGGAAGGTGAACCGCTCCGCGGAGAACGGGTAGAACGCGATGGTGCCGCTGACGTCGCCGTAGGCCGACAGGCTGTGCGCGTAGGCCCACTCGAGCTCGTTGCTCGACGGCAGCGCACCGTTCTGGAAGTGGAACAGCCGCGACCCGGCGCCCGTGACAGCGTCGCCATAGTTGCCGATGCCGAGCCGGACGCGGTTGCCGTTGGTGGCCGCTCCGTCGTAGAGCACGCCGTACAGCCCGGCGGGGTTGTCGGCCTTGACCATCATGAGATCGAGGTCTTTGCCGGTCGCCCCGTTGTGCAGGTACAGCCCAGTGACGGAGTTGCCACCGCAGGTGTGCGCCTTGACCGAGTTGCTAGACCCGCCGTCGATCTCGACGCCGTAGCCGTAGTTGTCCTGGCTCTCGCAGCCGGTGAGCTGGTTGCCCGTCGCGGCGGGAGGAATATAGAAACCGCTTTGTAGTGTTGACGTCACCGAACGGGGATCGCCTGTCGGCCACACGTCGTTACCGCCGTACCAGGCCTTACAACCTGTCAGCTTCGCGTTTGCTGTATCAAGGTGGAAGCCATGTTGTCCGGACAGGCCTGCGGAACAATTGACGAGATTCACATCATAGCGGCGAATGTTGAACCCGTGTCGTTTCGCGCCGACCGTGTAAACGTTGACAAGCGAGTCGCCGCCTGCGCGACTGGAGCCGGGACCGGAACCGGTGGCCTGGTCGATGCGGACGCCGTCCTGGCCGGCATAAAGCACGTGCACATCGCGCACCTGCAGGCACGGGTCGGTGTAGCCCACGAGCGCATCGAGATCGCTGCTGTTTTGATGGTTCGGGGCGAGGAAGATACCATCGCCGGTGCAACCCAAATCCTTGTGCCCGAGCACTGTCATGTTATTGACAAGCGCCTCGTACAGAAAGGTCGTTCCGTCAGTGGGGCTGCCCACGACATGGGTGGCGCTACCGGGCACCGCACACAGGTGCGTGCCGCGGCCCATTCCTCGAAGGTGTACTCCATGCTTCATGACGACGTTGGCGAGCCACCAACCGCCAGGAAGAACAACTTCTCCGAAGCCTCCAACGGAGCAGGCATCGATGGCTGCTTGGATCGCAGCACTATCATTGGTTGCTAACCACGCTTTCTTAGCGCTGACTGTTGTTCCTGCGGTAACTGAGAGAACAACCTGTGTGGGATCGATGTAGGTCTGAATCGTTCCGTAGAGCGGCACACCGGCCGTACCCGCGCCGATTACGGCGAAGTGCTTCCCCTCGTCGGCCTGAGTAAAAGCTGCTGTCGCTGACGTGAGCGTGGCACTCCCGTTAGTCATTGCTGCGTCCATGACAACACGCCTATCGCCTTTGGCGCCATAGTCACGAACATTAAGGAATGGAAGAGTAGCAGAGGGACTGGTTGAGCCGGCCAATCGTTGAATGTAGATCGAATTGTCCGCGCTATGCTGAGCAGCAATCGCGGCGTCGGCGTACGCCGTGGTAGCAACCTTAGTGCTGTTATCGCCGGCCGACTGTGTTGGAGCTGTTGGATTACCAGTTAGCGCAGGGGAGGAAAGCGGAGCTTTGAGATCTAGAGCCGTCTGCTGCGCGGTTGAAACTGGCTTATTGGCGTCTGAGGTATTATCGACATTGGCAAGACCGACATCACCTTTTACTAAAGAAAGGTTGGTCTTTGCTGTAGCAACGTTTTCCAAATCAGAAAGATTGCTCGCCTTTGTCAACTTACCAGCCACTGCAGTAGCTAGTGCTGTTGATGCATCTTCATCCGAAGCCAACTGCTCCGCCAGCTCACCAAGAGTGTCTAACGTTCCTGGAGCAGAATTGACAAGACTTTCAATTGCCGCATTAATCGCTGAATCTAAGTCGAGCTGCGTAACCGGTTCCTGAGCCTTAATGAGGAAGACTGGCAGATCCAACCATCGAGTTAGACCGTCACCGAGCCTAAGGCTGTTGTCGTTTAGATCAATCGCTAAATCGTTCTTCTTAAGGATTGGATTGTAGTTAATCCATTCCCGGCGCCTTCTGGCGTCAACGGCCACGATCTCGGCTCCTCTCGATGGCTTAGGTGGAGTGCCAGTCTTGTCTGCCCTCTTTGAAAAGTTTGGCTACAGTTCTGGGGAGAAGCGAAGCCTTCAACAAGACTTCTGTAGTACTTCCCGAGACTTTAAACCCGGATTGTCTCTCTAGAAAGTCCCCCCGGGGCATTTTTGAGTGGACCGGCGATGTGAGAGGGGGGGGCTTTTTCGGGACCCCCCTCCCCCCTACCGCTTTATCCCACGATGTTCTGTTGTGCTCCCTACAACTCCCGTTAGCAGCTCCAGGAAGGTTTGGATTCAGTTTTTTATTAACTTTTTTATTTGTTTTTTATTAACTTTTTATCCAGTTAACGACCATCATTGCTATCCCCATGGCTGGGTGGGGTGGGGGCGGGTTGTTATCAACCGCCAGTTGTCAGCCATCTGTGTGCTGCTTATCGCCGCCATCCATCAACGGTTGATCAGCTACTTGTTATGCTGTTTGCTATGCTGATGCAGCCACCTCTTGTGGTGTTCTAGGTGCTGTATCAGTTGGTGTGATCCTGCAGTGCATGCCATACACGTTCTCTTCGATGATCTCGTCGATAGCGTTGTCAATGGCCTGGCTATAGTCAGCCTCTGATAGATCAGGGGATACTACAGCAATGCGGGCTAGGTAACCTAGTGTGTTATAGCCAGCATTCATGTCCCATGTCAACCATTCCTTGAAGTTATGGAAAGGATTGAATGGATTGTCTACAGTGGTTAGCATCTGATCGTCCATTACTCTCCCTTCCATTACTTAAGGGCTTCTCTGACAGTGGTTGTAGACACACCTAGGGCACTAGCAATCTCTGCCTGAGTAAAGCCTTGAGCCGACATGTTTCTAGCTCGGGCTTCCTGGGTGGGGGACATGCTGATGTGAGAGCGGGGGGTGGCAAGCTCTCTAATCTTATCAATTTCTGTGTTCGCAAGGATCTGCGTAAGTTGGTGATGCGAAATCGCTCCGGCTTGAATAGCTGCCCATTCTCTATCTGTAGGGACAACCTTAGTTTTGTTAGCACCTATCCTAGTCCGAGCCGTAGCAAGAGCCTGCCCCTTAATCTTCTTAAGTGTTGCCTGGTCCATCGTAGGGTTGGCTTCAATCTGCTTAGCCACGATGGTGTGGGCGAAGATCTGAGCCTGTCGCTCTAGAGGGGCATTAGCTTGCGCAATCTTAAGCTTACTAATGAGACTATCAACTTCAGCTTTGTAAACCCTTTTAGCATCCAGGTTTACTCGTGGTGCCTTAAAGTTATAGAGCTCTTTACGAGCTTCATTAGCAAGACTCTTAAGAGCATTAGAGTGGTCCGCATAGACTAACTCAATACGAGTTTGTTCCTTAGAAACCAAGGTATGGGCATCGTGGGTATTGGCCAATCTAGCAACCTCTACCAAACGCCCATGAACATTACCCTGGCTATCAACCCAAGTCTTAGGCGTAGTCATCTTGTGCCCAGTCTTAGGGTCGATTGGCCCGCCTTCTGTTGCACGACGAGGCCGCGTCTCAGGAACTCGAATAGTAGAGGTGGCTCTAGAAATCAGAGTTGATGCTCCACCAGCTTTACCATGGTCCTTGCCTTGGTACTTCTCTTCCAATGCTCTAATACCGAAATCTCGATAAGACTTCTTGTAATCGAGATGATGCTTTTCGGCATCAATAACCACCATTGAATGCCTAACGGCACGAGAAAGTTCCTCATTAGAAGCACCCTTAATTGTCATGTCTGTGATAAGGTTGCTGACCTTACCCATCTCAAGACCCTTAGTTTTGGGTTTCATCTTAGGAACATCATCCGGAAGCTTGTATAGCGTGTGCGGATCGAAATTCTCAAGTTCTTTAAGTGCCGGCTCCGTCTTAATTCGACGAGGATTGTTCGGCTTGTTTGGAATCACAAGAACGAAGTCGCCGTCGAAGTCTGCACCAGAAAGCTTTTTGGCTACATCGGGGTGAATTCCGATTGCATCCTTAGCCTGCTTACCCATCATCTTAATAGCTTCACGGTTTTTGTTGTTTACCTGAAGCTCTGGAATCTCAAACTTGCCACCATGAGGATAACGAATCAGAACAACAGTTTCGCCATCTTCGTAATTCGGCGCGTACACCTGGTGCTTCTTCAGGCTTTGAACTGGAAGAATCACATGTGTAGACTGACGCGGAATGTGCGCTGCGTCGAGATGTACGGCCGAAGAATCTGCCCCATCTGCAAACTTCTCAAGAAGGTGTGCACGAACGGCGGGATTAGTGAGGGACTTAATCTCATTGAAATCCGACAGAAGCCGTTCTTTCTTAATTTCGAGCTGTTGCTTAGCGAGGGCTGGTGCCTGCTTAGAAAGAACCTGCGAAGAAATGGCGTTGTTCCAGTCTGCCCAAGATCCCTCTTCGTTCAAGAGATTCATTGCAGAAGTGGTCTTTTTGCCAGTAGGATCAAGAATCTGTCGATTGATTGTCGAACCAAACGGATTCTCTGGATCGATTCGGCCGGCCTTCTTCTCTTGCGGCTTCATAGCATCGAGATCGTTGCCTGTATTCGACTTATTAGTGTGGAATACAAGATCTTTGCCTTTTGGCATGTCGTCTTTGTAGACGGCCATACCCTTAATGTAGTGGGTACCACCAATACCAACACGAACCTGTGCGTAAGTTGCGCCGCCAAGAGAAACGTCTTCAACACCAGGTCGAACGTGAATCAGACCGTCGGCCTTGTCGCCGCCTTCTTCTTTGTACACGACCTTAACACGCTTTGGGTCTATGTTGATAATTGGTTTCGAACCTGTGTTAAAGGTTCGACCACCATCTTCGGAATACGATCCTGGAAGTCGAATGTTGTCTCGATTGGCCTTAGCCTGCTGATACGTTGTTCCAGGAGGTGCTAGAACCTTAACTGTAGTGAAGTTTCCTGGTGAGCCAGCTTGCGGCACCTGAACCGGATGAACAACATAACCCTGCTCCTTCAAAACGGAAACCGCGTTTTTTAACTTGTTAGCGGAAATACCGAATTCGGGAAGATGTTCAACACCAGAACCGATCTGAACGTAAGTTTTGTCGTCTACTTCTTTCTTTAAACGCTCTGCGATCGTATGAATGTTCTCAGCTCGTTCTTTCATCATAGACGACATGACAGAACGAACCGAAGACTCAGACATACCGAGTTCCTTGCCGATGGCTGATGCGCCATACTGCTTTTCGGCAAGCTTACGGACCGCATCGAATTTTTCGTTCTTTCGCTCATTGCTTTCGATAGAACGACGAGCACGAAGTTCGCTTGTTGTTATTCCAAATCCTCGAGCTACTTCAGTAGCCGGCATCTCCTTGAGAAGCTTCGATGTAATATCGAGAAAGCTTCCTTCGTATACTTTCTGATCTTTACCAGAACCCCAGGGATAACGCCCCGACTTTCGTGGGGTGCCATAGTGAGCAAGATAATCTTCAATACGAATAATAATACTCACTCGGCCTCCTCTCGAAGAATGTTGATACGCCTATCGAACGCTACGATCTTATCCATAATCAAAGAAATGGTGACTGGATCCGCTTCATAGATTCGTACCTCATCGTTCTGGTAAATCCGAAGCTCAATCTCAATGTCGAAAGGACGAAATCCATACTCAAGACAGAAAAGAGCAGAATAAACCTCGAGCTGCTTCTCTGATGCGTGATGAACTCCGTTTTTTAAATCATGGATACGAAGTTTATTGTGTCTAAACGCAATCGTATCTACAGTCCCGAATGCATTCATCGAGTAGAACAAAATCTTCTCGGATTGCATACGAAAGCCAATTGCGTCATTGACATACATGTTCATAGTCGTTGGCGTGTCCGGAAGACGAACACCAAGCGTAATCAAGTCGTGAGCGAGAGCGTGAAGTTTGGTTCCGCGCTGCGCAGCCATATTAGAGAGGAAAACTCTGTCGAGTTTGTCCTCAGGGTAGTTGAGCCAACTGTGCTTACTAGCGCTTAGAAAGGCGTGCTGGCCTGCGAGCTTCGAATTGTCGTTGAATTTCATCCAGAACCTCTTCTTCGTTCTCGGGGTAGATAAAAGCTGCGAAAGACATGTCGTTCAGCTGCTCAACGTAGTATCGCTGATTGGGCTGTTCGTCAGAATCTCTGCTAGCCTTGACCTCAAGCATCGCCCATCGATCTTCCCAGAGAAGAATCCAATCTAACATTCCCTGCATGTAACTGCTGTCATTCTTAAGCAAGATACAGCCAGGGAAGCGTAATCGAATTCTCTTGATCAGCTCAGCTTGGTACTTTCGCTCCAACATGAGCCCTCCAAGGTCGAAAACGGACAAAAACAA